ACGGATGAAGTGCTGGACAGTGTGATTGAAAAGGCCGTCAGCATGATGAAAAAGGCGTTGGCAGAAAAGAAGCCTACCATTAACCAGTAAAGGAGTACTATATGCCTGTACCTATGTGCGGCATTATCGCCGCTTCTGCAAACGCTATGAATCAAGCCCGCAAGCGTGAAAAGATGTGCAACCTGAAAGGCGACAACAAGGAGTATTGCGAATACTGTCTTCGCGGCAAAGCTGGTGAGTGCATCGAAAAGCAGGCGGATAAGGAGTAAAGCATGATCGAGCTAAGCGTATCTCTCGCATCCAATGGCGTCGTCAAAGTGCCGGGCTATGAGCAGCTGGTGCGCTTTGGCTACACCAAGAACCGGCGGGTGTACTGCCTTGCCGTCACTGCTACCGGCGAGTGGGAAGGGCTGGCTATTCGCTGCTTCTGGCACGTCCCGGACGGCAAAGACCCGGTATCTTCGTTGGTGGCGGACGGCTATGTGGCCGTGCCCGCCAGCGTGACCGCCCAGCCCGGCAATGGCTGCATCACCTTTGAGGGCAGTGACGGCACCCGCACGGTGACAAGTGCAGATCTGCTGTATCGTGTCAGTGCCAACTCTGGCACAGAGGATGGCACAGAGCCGGAACCTGGCACACCTGCCTGGCAGCAGCTGGTGGATGCTGTGCACACCGATGCTACCGCCGCAGAGCAAGCTAAGACAGCCGCACAGACCGCCGCTAGTGAAGCCGCCACCAGTGCAGACAATGCAGACCAGAGCGCTCAGGAAGCCGCTGATAGCTTGCAAGAACTGAAGGACGGCATTGCCGCTGGTAACTTCAAAGGCGAGAAAGGCGACAAGGGCGACACTGGTCCCATCGGTCCGGTCGGCCCGCAGGGTGAGACAGGCCCACAAGGCCCAACGGGTGCTACGGGAGCAACTGGCCCCAAGGGCGAAACAGGCCCGAGAGGTGAGCAGGGGCCGCAAGGCATTCAAGGAGAGCGCGGCCCGCAGGGTGAGCAGGGGCCGCAGGGTGAAAAAGGCGACACCGGCCCGCAAGGCCCTAAAGGTGACATTGGCCCGGCAGGTGCAGACGGCAAAGATGGTACACAAATCGATGATACCACCGTTGGGCCCGACGCATGGAGCAGCAAGCACATCGTGGATATGCTCTGCCCGCCCCTTGAAGAGACCGGGAACCCTGTCGTTTGCTACCCTGTGGTGGGATATCCGCTGGGCTGTAAGGTGAGCTGGGAGCCGACGCAGGAGGGCGCAGGAGACCCAAGCCCGGAAAATGTGCGGCCCATCAAGGGGCGTGACAGCGTGAAGGTGGAGCGGTGCGGGGAGAATCTGCTGGATGTGTCCCGCGTTGCCGAGAACAAAAACTGCACGGTAGATGGCAACACCATCCACGTGGTAGATACATCAGGCTGGGGCTCTAGTTATATTTTGTTCGCGAGAAAATACCCCGCAGGAACGTACACTATTCAGATTGATGCTGATACAGCAGCACATGGGCGCTTTCTTCTGCGCGGCTATGATGCCAGCGGCAATATGGTGGCTGTATCTATTCTGCCCTACATGGTTGGGGATGATACAGTCTACAATGCTTACTATAAATCTACAGTTCTATATCCGTACAATCCGTCCGGTACGCACAAGGTGATAACATTTACGGTACAGGGCGCGGCTTATTTCCAGGTGGGCCTTACTGGTGGCCTCTCTGCGGAGGAAACATCGGCTGTCCTAAAGAACTTTGCGCTTGTCCCCGGCTCCACTCCGCCCACCGAATACACCCCCTACACCGGCCAAACCACCACCCTCACTCTGCCACGCACCATCTACGGCGGCGAGGTGGACGCTGTGACGGGAGGAGTGACGGAACTATGGAAGCTGGTTACGCTGGACGGGACGGAATCATGGGACACATGGGGACTCAATGCTAACAACCCTGCTGTTACAGGATTCTATACATACGGCATCAACGATTATGATGATGTAAATGTAAAAGGCATTTGCAGCAATTCAGCGATGCAGAGCAAAGATGTGTGGGGTGGGAGAAATGCTGGAATTGGCTTTGCAACAGTCGGAAATTCGCGTTATTTTATATACAGTGTGCCGACTAGCTTACTGGCCGATATATCAGCTGGTAATGAGGTTGCTTCGTTGAAAGCCTACCTCGCCGCCCAGTACGCCGCTGGAACCCCCGTGCAAATCGCTTACAAGCTGGCGACTCCAACAACTTTCACCGTAACCGGTGCACAGCCTATTCTCGCGCTGAGCGGCGTGAACACTCTGCTGACCGACGCGGACAGCGTGACGGTGACCGGCAGAGCAGACCCCATCAAGCGCATCACTGACCTTGAGGATGCTGTGGCATCAATGACCAACACATAAGGAGGACTGACTATGGCAATCAAAAGCAAATCTCGCCATGACCTGACCCTGCGCTCCATCAAGCGGGAAATTTCCGCAGGGCGTGACGTGGCATACTGGCTGGACAAGGCATACACCCATCTGGACAACGGGCTGTTGGATGCCGACGACATCGCAGAGGTGGAGACCCTTGCACAGGCGTACTATGACGCACTGGACGCGGAGGACAAGGCGAACGCTGAGGAAATCACACTGTAAGGAGGATATCATGGCAAGCACTACATACCGCCATCTCGGTGACGTCACCGAGATGTTCGCCGCACAAGAGCAATTTCGTGGCATCACGAAAATGGTCTGTGCACGTTTTCGTGACCTCACGAAAACATACCACCTCGGTAACGCCCCCGTAATGGTGCGAAACGCCGGAGAGTTGCCGCAGCCTTTCTGGCTCGGTGCGGCCTGTGGCGGCGGCTCGTGTAGTGCTGCCCCCTGCGCTGCAAGGACTTGACCGACAGCAGATAACCGCCGCTATCAAAAGCGCACCGCTTGGGAGGGTAGACCGTAAGATAGCCTTACTGCGGTACGTTGAGCGGCTTCCACTGCCGGACATTGCAGCACAGACACATTACAGCCGGACGGCGATAGGCTATCGGCTGAAAAGCATTGAAAAAATGCTGGATGTGTGATATACTAATCATGGTTATAGGATTAGTTTTGAACTTCTGCTCAGGCAATTCAAAAACGGCAGGCTTTCGGGTCTGCCGCTTTTCTTTTTTACGATTTGTGGTATAATAGTCTCAACAAATCCACCCGGCCTCTCGAAGAAGCGCATTAGGGCGGATATCTGAACCCGTTAAGCCTCTCAACGATGCGTATCATGGCGGGTCTTTCATGGCTATGTAGCTCAGTTGGTAGAGCAGGGCGCACCCCGTCTATTGCGCTGGTTCAATTCCAGCCATAGCAAGTCCGAAAATGCTTGAACGGTTTTGAATAGTGCGCATACGTCAAAATTGCGATAGCAGAAGTAGGCATTTTTAGTTGATACAGTCTCCCGCCCGCCTACTTACAGTGCGTACCATGTGGGAGACGCAATTTTGCCACTTCGGTGGCAGGGCGATTACTCGCTCACTTATAATCCATCAGCTTTTAGGCTGGTGGATTTTGTTTTATTCTTACTAGTTTTGTCGAAAGCATTGCCATATATTGGATGATGTGATATCTTAGCATTGCACTCCAATGTGTGTATCCTTACAGTTAAGCGCTCATGCGGATTTTTCCGTGTGGTCGCTTTTCTTTTTTGTCCTTCGTTGTACCTTCGTTGTCTCTCGTTTTCTTCCGGTACGGTACACTGGGTGCAATAGGAGGGATGAACCATGAGCTATTATCCGACACCCGGAGCACCCTATGTTCCACAGCAGCCTATCAATCCTTATGGCGGTATGGGCACGGTAGGGCTTGCCGCTCCCCTGCCAAACACGCAAGTACAGCAGATGCAGCAGCAGCGTCCGCAGCCGATGAATGGGCAACAGCCTGTTCAGCAGTCGGCGCAGGACGGCGGTTGGCTTCTGGGCAGACCAGTTTCCAGCAGGGAAGAGTTTTTGGCAATTCCATCTGATCTGTACGGAAGATGGACGTATTGCCCGGATTTGCGTAGTGGGGTCATCTACTGCAAACGTCTGAATCCAAACACTTGTGAATCTGACGTGTTAGAGTTTTACAGCCCGGAAACATGGCGACAGATACAAGCACAACAGGCACAGCAAACCGCCGCACCGACACAGCAGTATGTGCCTATTGAGCAGTACAACGCCCTTGTACATCGGCTGGATGAACTGGAAAAGTGGCAGAAGAGTTTTTCTAAGCCCGCTGCCACAGCAAAGAAAGGAGAATAAGCGATGTTCTCTCCGTTTGATCTGATTACTCACAGCCCTATCATGCAGCTTGCAAATCTGGCTCGTGCCGGGCAAAACCCGATGGGGCTTATCCAGCAGTTAAGCGGGCAGAATGCTCCTATCATGCAGGGGCTGAACCTGATTCAGGGCAAGAACGAAGCGCAGCTCCGAACGATGGCGCAGAACCTCGCAAAAGAGCGGGGCATCGACCTGAACCAACTGGCAAGCGTCCTGAATCTGACGCTGCCGAAGTGAGGAGGTTTTACAATGGATGATTTTAAAAGTAGCTGTCCTAAACCTGATGGAGCAGATTTTAACATCAACAACCTGCTCGAAAACGACAAAATATGGGTTCCTTTAATGCTCGGCTTTATTTTTGGGGCTGCCAGCAAAAAAGTGGGACGACCCGAAAGATAAAAAAACAATCCTCCGAGTTAACTTGATAATCCCCAAATAAGCATCCCTCGCAAGCGAAACGCTTCTCAGTTTTGCGGACTTGACAAAAACCGCTTTTATTTGGCTTCGCCCACCGCACACGGCGGTGGGATAGCATAACGCAAAACTGAAAGGAGTTTTGTTATGGACGATTTTGCAACTGGCTATCTGGCTGGGCAGGACGGCGGTAATAACAACGGCGGTTTCTTCGGCAACGAAGGCCTGTGGGCGGTTATTATCCTCGCCATCATCTTCGGCTGGGGTACAAACGGCTACGGTCGAAACGGTGGTGACAATGGCATGAACAGCTACATCCCCTATCTGGTCGGCACTGGCGCAACCGGTCAGGGCGGCGCAGATACTCGTGCGGCGCTGTCTGAGGGCTTCTACCAGCAGGACACTTCCCGTTCTCTGGCTGGCATCCAGAGCGGTATTTGCTCTCTGGGCTATGACCAGCTGGCGCAGATCAACGGCATCAACGCCGCTATCGCCAATGGTTTTGCTGGCACCAATCAGGCGATCTGTCAGCTCGGCTACCAGAACGCACAGCTCGTGAACGGTCTGGAACGCAGCGTATCCAACGGCGACAATGCCATCAGCCTTGCTATCATGCAGGAGGGCAACGCACGGCAGGCGGGTCAGACCGCTATCCAGACGCAGCTTGCATCTTGCTGCTGCGAGAACAAGCAACTCATCGGCGACCTGAAGTACACCATTGCACAGCAGGACTGCGCTACCCGTCAGGCTATCGCAGACAACGCCCGTGCCATCGTGGACAACTGCAATGCCAACTTCCGCAGCATGATGGACTACTTCACGCAGGATAAGATTGCCACTCTGACCGCTGAGAACCAGAGCCTGAAGTTTGCCGCTTCTCAGGATCGTCAGAATGCGCTTCTGACCACCGTGATGTCCCAGCAGACCGATACCATCCTGAACCGGGTCAATCCTCGTCCGATTCCCGCTTATCAGGTGGCAAACCCCAACGTGGGCGTGAACTGCTGCGGCTGCTGCTAACCTACACACTCCCCGATAACACCGGGTGAACCATCGGGGCAGGGGTAAGACACCTCTGCCCCTGATTTTTTAGGAGGAAACTACTATGGCTTGCAAAACAAGCTGCAAACTCTGCCCGCACTTGGTCATCAGTCAGGCAGTCACGTTTGCCGATGATACTCTGACCATCAACATCCCTGCTGGCGCATACCAGAACGGCGAAAAGTATTGCATTGTCGTTGCTCAGAGCTTGCCGGACACGACCACCATCAACGCTCCTGTGGTCATTACCATAGGTGCAGGCACGACCGCATACCCTCTGACCGACTGCAACTGCGCTCAGGCGACCGCCGAGAGCATCCACACCCGCACCCGTTACGCTACCCGTGTGGCAACGTCTGCGACCGGCACCGGCACGTTTAAGTATCTTGGCTGCTTCTGCCGCTCCCACGCCGGTGCGCCTGCGTCCATTTCCTAAGGAGGTATAGATTATGGGCAAGACTAATTTTCGCCGCATGATGATGCTCCGTGACCACGACAAAGACCGTGAGCCGGAACGTGACCGCCTTGAGGAAGAGCGCGATCGCAGGGAACGTGAGATGGAACGCCGTCTGCGTAAGCTGGAAGGTGTCAACGACCGCTATCCTTACTATCCGCAGGAGGAGAACCGCTACATCGACCCCTACCCTATCCCCCGCTACCCTGACGTAGAGTATGGGCGCAAGATGCCACAGATTGGCTTCTCGCAGAACGGAGACTGGGACAAGCGGTCTGGGCAGTATGAGCATGGCGGTGCGGACAGCCGTTCCATCAAGATGCCGCGAAAGCACCTCACCCACGATGAAGCGGAGGAATGGTGCGACAGCATGGTGAATGCTGACGGTACAAAGGGCTGTCACTGGACACTGGAACAGACACAGGACGTTGCCAAACAGCGCAATATCACTTGTGACCCGAACGATTTCTGGGCTGTTATGAACATGATGTACTCGGATTATTGTCAGGTCGCAAAGCGCCAGTCTGTTGACACTCCGGGCTTCTACGCTGACATGGCAAAAGCGTTCCTTGAGGACGCAGATGCCGCAGACGGCAAGGCATATCTCTACTGGGATTGCATTGCTGATAAGTAAAACATAACCCCTGTGTAGTTTTTAACGGCTACACAGGGGGTTATTGTTATCTCCAAATCATAAAACACTTATTGTCTACGCAATCTTGAAGGATTTCTTTGAAATCCTTGAACTTTGCAGGATTTTTTCTGCCAGCATATCCGTAAATAATGCTATCGTCATAATCACCTATAACTTTCAAGATTTCCTTGCAGGCACCGTATCGGATTTTTCCGTCACAGTCTGATTGATAAAGGAAATCTGCAATTTTAATCGGAAGCATTTTGCTTTCAATCAATCGTTCCGTTTCGTCATTGTAAGATTCAAGAGCGTGTTCTTTTTCGGGAGATGGCATATCGAGAATGTCATCAAGTTTTTTATAGTGTTCTCCGACTTCCGAATCAACAAGTTCTGCAACTTTCGCTCTCAACTTGAAAAAACCGAAATAGCCCACATCCATTTCACGCTCAGTCTTTTTGCATTTGATTGTTACACCCATGTAATTCCTCCTTTATCTCCGATTTTCTGCATAGTGCTTTTAAGATTTGGCACATCTTCTTCCGGCATTTTACGTTTGATACCAATAATCGCTTGCGTGATTCCAGCTTTGTTTAACTGGTTTACAGACTTACGGAATACAAAATCAATGTTCATGTTCGCCTTGATTGTTCCGTCATCTTCAAGATAGCAGTTTGGAATCCACACGTTTTGATTACTACCGTTGATTTTGAAACGCTTTGCTTTGTAGCAACCGTAGTCCTCTCTTACAATCAGCTCAACAGGAATGCCCTTGTAATATTGAGTGTCAGTATTGTACTTTTCAGCCAGTTTTGCTTTGCGTTTTGCTACCTCTGCGTTTATTTTGGCTTGTTCCTCTTTGCTTCTGTGCTTGTGTGTCTTGTATGTACGCATTTTTCTCCTCTCACATAGATTATTCTTCTTTGATGTGCATTAGTATATACAACGGAACGAATCTTTTCCAACTATGGAAGTGTTTAGGATAGCGCCTAACAAGATACCAATCGCCAAACAAATGGAAAGTTGCGTAGTATTTTGCAATTCTTGCAACTCTCTCTTGTTTCGTCATGTCAGTCCTCCAAGAAATCCTCCAACTCAATCTTTCCCTCTGCCGCAGCAGCAGCCAGAGCGTACACGAACTGCCCTATCGTCATTCCGTGCCGTCTAGCTTCACGGTTGATGTACTTTCGTTCCTCCTCGCTCATAAGGATGGTAATGCGCTTAGAACGTTTACCGTCACCGCTTGCAACACCCTGATGCGATTCCGGCATCGGGATTTTTTTCTTTGTCAAGCCAGCTTCAGCAAGTGCGCCGGGAATATCGCCCTGTTCAATCAGCCGTTTCGTTTCCTTTGCCTGTTTCAGCTTCTTCGGCTTACCTTCGCCTAATACGGCATCATTTGGCTGTCTTTCTATGTCTTTGGCTTGCTTCGGCTTAATACCGCTTAATTCCGCTTCACTTGGATGTACATGGCTGTCTGTGGCATCACTAGGCTTAACTTGCTCCTGTTCGGCATTATTCGGCTTTGCTTGGCTTACTTCTTCTTCCTTTGGCTCACTTCGGCTTAATGGCTGTTCCGAAAAAACAGGCTGGAAATCAAAGCCGCCCAACAAGCCGGATGTTTTTTTGCTGGTTGATTTCATTTTTCTTCCTCCATTTTTGCGCCGCATACTGGGCAAAAATTCCAAATCCACTTGTCGAAATCGCTTTCGGAAATCATACCACCACAATTACTGCATTTGATTGCTTGCTCTGCATGGCTGTTATCATAATCGTCCTGAATAATAAAAGTCAAACCCTCTGGACGTTCCCATGTTGCTTTTGGCTGTAAATCTTGCACATCAGCATTTCTTAACGCTCTTAACCTTTCTAACGCATCTTCCAACGCTTGATTGTCACCTTCTTCAAGAAGTCTGTTTCGATAATATTCCATCAAGGGAGCAACGTCTACAATCTTCTTACTCATTTTCTTCTCCTTCCACAATCATCTCTGCCAACGCCTTGAAATCCTCTGCGCTAGTGCTCTTTGCCGTGTCGCCGCTAAACAGGCTGTGCCGCTCTGCCTGCGCCTTACGAACACCCATAGACGGTCTAATCTTCACGTCCAGAAGCTTTGTTCCCATGCTCTGTGCAATTACCGGGAGCTGCTCCACGACCTCTTTTGACAGGTTCTCACGGCTTTTGTACTGGTTCAGGAGCAGACCCTCAATCTTCAAGGTCGGGTTGAAGTATCTGCGAACGTCACCAATGGTCTGCGAAAGCTGGCTCAATCCGGCAAGCGCATATCGGTCTGCTGTAATGGGCACGATGATGCTGTTGGCGGCGATCAGAGCGTTTACAAGCGCAAGACCGAGCTGTGGAGGAGTGTCCAGCACAATGTAATCGTACTGTTCGGACACGGATTCCAGTGCTTCACGCAGCCGGAAGTTCTTGCCCATGTCCCGGACAAGCTGCTCGTCAATGTCCTTCAATGCGCTGTCTGACGGCAGAATGTCACCGGCTTCGCAGTGCTGAATTCCTTCCTCTACCGTACCCTGCCGGGTCATCACATCAAACAGGGTGCATACGTCCTCTGTCTGTGCTCCGTAGGTGTCCGTTGCATTGCACTGGGCATCGCAGTCCACCAGCAGCACTTTCTTGCCAAGCAACTGCAATGCACCCGCCAGACAGGTGCTTGTGGTAGTCTTTCCTGTGCCGCCCTTCTGGTTGGCGACAGCTATAATTTTTGCCATTTTATCACTCTTTCTTTATTTGCCGTTAAGCGCTTCAATGGAATAAAACGCTGGCATATACTTGTCTACGATACCCGCTTTGTCTACGCTTCTAATCAGATAGCCAACAGGTCTGTCAGGGAACGGCGTTCTGTTCAAAGATAGGATGTCCTTATACGCTGCCTTTACCGTCTCGTAAACCGCTTCTCTGCGTCTCGGCAGCTTAATTTCAGGATGCTCTTTCTTCATCCACTTCTCAACCACTTTTGCCACGTCAATGCAGTCTTGCTTTTCCAGCTCGTCACACACAGACCAGTCAAAAACCTCATATCCGCTTCTACGGGGCTTTCTGGCAGCTTTTTGAGGTTCAGCCGATACTTCGCTTGCCTGAACTTCAATCAGCGTCTCAGACGCTTTAATTTTGGGCTTGAACTTGACCGCCACAGCCTTTCGTGCTACAAGAACCGGTTCATAAGTCACCACGATGTCAGACACGGCGTTGATTTCATCTACTGCAACATCAAGCACTCGTTTGCGAAGGTTCTTGTAAACATCGTAGCTTGCTTCCATCGCACCGAGCTGTTCTCTCAGCTTTTTCAGACTGATTTCATGCGGCTTGCTGTCCATGTTCAACCAGTCCCGAAGAATCGAATAAAGCAAAATGCTGTATTGAGACTTCATTCTTGACGTGTAACGCAGCCGATACCGAACATAGCCGCTTTCAGCAATGTCAAAGAAAATAGGGCGAAGGTCAGGGTTGCAAGTGATTGCCACAACATAAGACCTTGTTTCCGGCACATAGTCCAGTTTTGCCCTTGTGAAAAGGACAAAGCTCTCAAATGTTCCCTTTTCTTTGTCAATGGGAATCGACACAGTGTTGCCCAAAAAGTGCTTGATCTGCGGCTCAATCCTTCGTGCATCAAGGCTTTTTAACCCCAGCAGGTCTCTGTACTCTGCCAAAGTGAACTCCACACGGCTGCTGTTTGGGTCTCTCGGATTTATTCTTGACAAGTAAACCTCTAGCAACCGAAGCTCACCTGCCGTGTAATCCCTGAACTTTGCCCACACAAGAGATTTGCTTTTTTCAACAAGGTTGTTGTCAGATATTTTTGGCATCTGTTCGCCTCCTTTTCTAGGCTAAAATCAGTATATCACAGGTAGGGGGACAAGTCAATACATTTTGTCCCCCATGGCTTGTCTTTTTGTCCCCCATAGGGTCGTCAAAACGTCCCCCATGACTTGTCAAAATGTCCCCCATGCTTTGTCATTTCGTCCCCCATCTACCTATTATATATTAAACAAGAAATAAACAAGAGGTTAAATATCATCGTTAAATAAGCGATGACGATAATTTTCAACAATTTCTTTGTTTTTCCATTCCAGCTTGTGGATAACTAAACCTTTCATTTGCTGAATAAAGTCTTTCCGGCAATGATTAGTCTTATCTAACGTGTACAAAATGTGGATGAAAAACTTTTGAGCCGGTATTATGGGGGACGGATTGACAAGCTGCTTAATCGCAAACAACAAATTAACGCTAATCCGTCATTTATTCCGTGCGAATGTTGTCGATTTACAATTTATGGGGGACAGATTGACAAGGCAAATTTGCCCGATAGGTGTACAAAAAGTGGATGAACGTGGACAAAATGTTCCTCAAAAACTGCGATAATTCGACAATCAACCGCTTATGTTATTGGGATTAACAGTATAGGAATCGTTGGACTTCATGGCTGCTTCTGTCCCGGCATCTTGCGCTTGATAAAGAATCTCCATCTTCGGGGCGGTTCCATTCGGGTCTGGGTCTGTTCCGGTAGCTTGCGCTATCTCGTAGTTGCCCGATACCATCCGGCAAACAGAGACCCTGTCCTTCAACGGTGTGTGGAGGTTTGCCAGAACCTCCGTCAGCACACCCATATGGTCTGAGCCGTGATCTCCGTACCGGATATACAACAAGGCATCTATCTCATAGGAAGAACATTCCATCATAGCATCTATGAGAATCTGCCGCTTCTCCAGACCAGGAAGGTCGTCTTCCAGATGCTCCAGCAGTCCAGGATAAATGCAAGCGTCCATGTATCGAGCCGCCGATACGCCGCAACAGGCGAACCAGCGCATAGCCATTGGCAGGGAAATGGCTGCCAGACCTTGCTCCCAGTTGGCAATCGTGCCACGATTCACGCCCATTCGTGCTGCTAATTTCTGTTGGCTTAAGCCTGAACGCATCCGTGCCATCTCTAATGTTTTGGCCGTTCTTACCAAATATTCATCCATAAATTCACGCCCTTTCAACAAAATTCAGCAAAACTGCCGGGTTCGACAAACCAAAAAATGGAAAAAGCTGCCATGGAGAACCAACAGCAGCCTGTGTTATAACTGTATTGTCAAAAAATTCCAAATAGAAAGGAAACATAAAATGAAAGAAACTGCAATCTGGAACCATGAACGTATGCCAATCATCGACGGAATGCCCGCCAGCGTTCCCGATAAGAAGCCGCACACACCTGAACCATGGGAGGAAAGCTAATGAACCGAACTGTAGATGCTCTGATTGTCCCATACGCCCGCAGACGGACGCTGGAGCTTGTCCTGAGCCTTTCTGGGTACGAAGCTGATAAAGATGCTTACCTCGAAGCAAAAGGCATCCTGGAACGTGCCGTAGCCGCCTTAGACGATGGACGCGACCCGGCAGATAACATCGAACGCATTGACGGACAGCTTGTGGAACTGTGAAAGGAGAAGAAGATGGACTTTACGAACGGATTCTATAAAACCGAAAACCCTGTTGTTCTTGAAGAAGTGAAAACCTTCCTTCAGTCAATGGAACGGCGTGGAGCAACCGTAAAAGACTTGGACGATGCCATTGTGCAGCTAAACAATGTTTCGCACAGCATCAGCACAAACGCTCTCGTCAAAGCAGATGTGCTGGACGATTTACCGAATAACCCCTTTCGTTCCATGCTCAACGGAATGTTACAAAGCAAAGGGTAACTTAAACTTAATGTGGCTCTTAATCATTGTCATTGCGATTTTTGGCTTCCCTGATACAAAGTAATGGATGCGAAGAAAATATTCGATTTTTACGAAGTTGTTGAAAATGCATTGACTTTACAACTATAAGATGTATAATCGTATCAAATGAACATTCATTTTTACTGATCGGGAGGATATGCCACAATGAGTGAACAGGAAAGAGCCAAGATTGACCGATTTATTGCATGGCTTCTGGAACATCCTGAGAAGATTCCGGCAGCTGAACAAGCATTAGACCTGGGATAACAGAAAACCCCTTGCGCAGAGCTACACCAGCCCGGCACAAGGGGTTCTTTTATTTTACCGGGTCAGAACCACTTCTTTTTTCGGTTTCTACGGTAACGATATTTTCTGCTGTTGCCATATAGTACACGGTCATTGCCTTTTAACAAGGCCCGCATGAACCAAAAGCAAAAGGCACAGCCGCACAACAAGTAATACACGGGCTTGCCTCACATCTTCTCGATCAGGTTCATCAGCGCTTCACGCTGTTCTTTCGGCATAGATTCAAGTTTTCTTCTAATCCGCTCCACTGCTGCATCGACTTCGCTTTGCGGCTGCTGGGGCGGGTTTTCTTTTTGTTCGCCAGTGAGAAGGTAGTCTACAGTAATGCCAAAGTACTGCGCCAACTTAACTGCATTCTGATTGGTCGGCTTTGCATCGTTTCCAAAACTTGCTTCTGTTCTCCAATAACTATAAGCGGATTTTGGGACACCAGCATCGGTTAAAGCACGAGACGGCTTTACTCCCTTTTCTTCGCATAGTTTTACGAAATTGTCAAAAAACACAAAACTTACCTCCAGTGCTTGTACAAGATGACAAAGTTCTACCACTTGAACAAAAACACTTGAAAAGTTCTACTACTTGTGCTTTAATAAAGATACCGAGTTCAATCGGTAGAACAAATTAAAGGCTTTGAACAAATAGAAGAACGTTCGATAATGTTTTTGCTTGACACCATAATATTATCATATTCTTTCAAAAAGTTCAAGTACTAGAACAAGAAAGGAGAAAAAATTTGCTTCCTAAGTGGACAGGCGATGTTGTGGGAACGCTTCACGTTAACAACATCGAAATCAGAGAGCTTGCTGCAAAAATGGGATGCGCACCGGAATACTTGGGAAAAATCCTGAACGGTAAGCGTGAGCCTAAAAATGCGGAAGCTAAGGTGAGAGAAGCTCTGGAAGAGCTGTTGAATGAAAGAGAGGGAAAATGAGCGACATTGTCTTATCTATGCAAAGCGGCGAACCGGTAGCATCCAGCCGCCAGATTGCCGAGAACTTTGAAAAGCGTCACGATCATGTGATGCGTGACATCGATGCAATCAAAAAAGATGTCCCCAATTTTGGGGAGATGTTCTTTGAAACCACAGCGCCGGACAGCTACGGCAGGGAACAGAGGGCTTACCTGATGAACCGTGACGGTTTCACCCTGCTGGCTATGGGCTTTACCGGCAAGGCTGCTCTTGAGTGGAAGCTCAAGTACATTGCAGCGTTCAACGAAATGGAAAAGAAACTGACAGAACAGCCGCAGCTCACCCGCTCGCAGCTCCTTGCAACTGCGCTGATCGCAGCGCACGAAGAGCTGGAAGAGAAGGACAAGCAGATTGAAACCATGAAGCCGAAAGCGCTTTTCGCTGACGCAGTTTCAGCAAGCAAAAAATCCATTCTCGTTGGTGAGCTTGCAAAGCTGCTTTCGCAAAATGGCATTAACATCGGACAGAACCGTTTGTTCGATTGGATGCGAAAGAACGGCTACCTCATTAAGGACCCGAAACGAAGCGACTACAACTTGCCTACGCAGCGTAGTATGGAGATGGGGCTGTTTGAAATCAAAGAGACTACGATTCAACACAGCGACCACATTTCCATTAACCGCACTCCTAAGATTTCCGGTCGCGGCCAAGTCTACTTCGTAAACCTCTTCTTGAAAGCAAAGAAAATCCAGAAAGCGGAGGACTGAACATGGAACAGATTATCACCTTAAAGGTAGACCTAGAGCGCCCGGACGATGCGAAGTTCGCCATTGACAAGGCTGTGGAAGCCTATGAGGAGAGCAAAAAGCGCTTGGACGCTTTTGAACTCAACGAAGCCAAAAGCAAGGCGCAAAATATCTTGCGCATCCTGTGCGACGATGGTTGCAGCATAATCTGGACGGTCACTGAAGGCGCTGTTGCGTTGACGATCTGGAACGATTCCAGAGAACCAAGCGTTGGTCGGTGTTATATGACCGAAGAAGGGCTGCATGATATCTGGGTCGAAAGGCTTGTTGCGCTGTGCATTGCCACAGGTTGGAAAGTCCCGAAGTTTATCACAGACAAGGCTGGTGAGTGCTGGTGACGAATTTTCGCAGGGCGCAAAGCCGCAAGCGCAGACTGAAGCTGGCAATGGCTGCTGGCGTGTCCCGAAATGATGCCAACAAGGTGCTTTGGATGGAGAAATCCATCAACCAGTGCTTTGAGCGCCACAATCGGGAAACTAGACTGAAAGAGGAGATACAGCGTGGAAGAAAAGTACTGTGAGCGTTGCGGCCTGTATCTTGGCGCGGTCAGATCGGCAAGAAAGTACTGCTCAGAATGCAAGCGCAAGGTTGACAAAGAACGTGACAGGGAGCGCAAGAAGGCAGCGCAAGAAAAAAAGAAGCCGGAAAAGACGTTTTTATCCATCGGAGAAGTGCAAGCCATTGCGGACAAGCTGGGAAAGCATTACGGCGAGGTGTCGCAGATGCTCGCAACAGGGGAGCTGACCTATGAACGGTAAATACTACCGCCAGCGGGAAATCCGCTGGCACAGCCGGGAAAAAGAACGGCTGGAACGCATCCAACGTAATCGAAGGATGGCAAACAATGAAGAAAGCAATAAGCACCTTCAACAAAAGCAGTCCGTGGCAGAATCGCTGGCAAGAGGGTGAACCTTTAAGACTGGAACATATTGAGAAAGAAAGAGTGAACAAAAATGAAAAAAATCAAAGTAAGAATCACATTCATCGAAGCAGTTCTCGGCACATGGCCTAGCAACCAGAACATTGCACGCGAGTTCATTGCCAGCAAGTCCCCGGATGCAAACACCATTGAGGACGAGGTTGCAGCTCTGGGTGCCGACGCGGTAGCAGACAAGGGCATGACGGTTTTCCCCAGGAACGAGAACGGCGAACCTATCTTGTATGACTACCAAATCAAGGGGTTCTTTAAGGATTCCTGCGGCATGCTGGGTCGTATCGGCGGCAAGACCGAGACTGGCAAAAAGAAAGCTGTCAACGAATCCGGCAAGCTGACGGCCTACAAGAAGGTCATTGATGGGTTGATTTTCGTTCAGCCCCGCATGATTCCCATTCATGTGAACGGCGAGATTACCGAGTGCCAGCGTCCGCTGCGTGCCCAGACAGCACAGGGCGAGCGCGTCAGTCTTGCCAACAGCGAGCAGATTCCCGCTGGTTCGACCTGCGAGTTTGAAATCGTTCTTCTGGACGATTCTCACGAGAAGGTCGTGCTCGAGTGGCTGGACTACGGTGCTCTGCGTGGTATCGGCCAGTGGCGCAACAGTGGCAAGGGGCGATATACCTACGAAATCCTCAATTAACCGCTATGGCAAGGTAACGCCGCGATGAGATTAGCAACGGCAAGGCGCTGATTTGACTAGATCTGCAAAGGCATGGCGAAGCAAAGCTCAGACGAGCAATGAAATAGCAAGGAAAAGTTTGGAAAAGCAATGGCTATGGATGCAAGGCGTAGCTTTGATAAGCAACGGCAAGGCGAAGCATCGACGTGAGTAGCGGGGGCGTTGAGAGGCGGTGCATCGCAAAGGCTAAGAGATGCAATGAGTGGAATTGATAAGCAAAGGAAAGGCAGCGCAGAACATAGCGAAGGAATTGCATAGACCAGCTATGGCATGGAAAAAATAAACGAAAGGGGATAGAAATGAAAGCACTGATAGAAATTATTTTGATATGGAGCGTTGCTCTTGCAGTAGTGCTGGCGGCGTTCCTTTTGAACCTGTGGCTGGTGCATCTTGTTGAGCTACTGGTCGGAGCAAAAGGTACATGGGGAATCATTGTGGCAGCCGCTGTAATGGCAACCGGATGGATTTTTAATTTTGGCAGCAAAAAGGAGAACCAATGAAAACTTTGAAAGGAACAGCATTGTCCATGATCGGTCTGGTCGTGGCAATTGCAGCAGTCGGGTGCGGTGACACGATTCAGGGCTGTCAGACCACCGCGCAGATGTTCGGCTGGGTGATTGTATCTTGCGGTCTGCTGGCGACGTCTATCGTTCTGTGCGTGCTGGCTGTTAGCACTGAAGAGGAAGAACGCAGCGAAAGCGAGCGTCAGAGAATCAAGCGCATTGCCCACCACACAAACGAGTGGAACACCAACGAGTGGAACACCAACGAGTGGAGGGATGCTCGATGAAGTGCCCGTTATGCGGTAGCGACAACATTACAACGGTTGATAGCCGGTCTGACCACGACAGCATCGTTCGCAGAAAAAAGTGTCTTGTCTGTAACCATCGGTGGTCTACCATCGAAATCGACAAAGACCAGTGGTACAGCGCACTGCAAATCAAAGAGGAGCGCAAGAGAGGGAGACCAAAAGATGATTAACCTTGACAGATTCGGTGGCGTGACAGAGCCGGATGATGGCGTGTATTTCCTAACCCGTGAGCAGGAAGCAGAAGCCAAAGAAGCTGACCGGCTGGCAGCGATCGAGGACTTGCAGTCTGAGATTGAGGACAGGGAAGCAGAGCTGAAAGACCTCCGTGCGCAGTTGGCAGACCTGATGGCTGGCTGATTTTGTACAGCCAAGTTAAGCCGAAGTAATAACAATGAAGCCTAATGAAGCCGAAGAAAGGAAAGAAAAATGGCAGTATTAGTAATGGTCTATGGTCATTCCGGCAGCGGAAAGTCCGCTTCGCTTCGGAACTTTGACCCGGAACAGGTTGCGGTTATCAACGTGCTTGGCAAGCCGCTGCCGTTCCGAAGCAGCATGAAAACGTACATTACCAATGACTACGGCAAGATTGATGCCGCAATCCACAGCACCAAACGTAAGTCCATCGTCATTGACGATGCCACATACCTTATGACCGGCGAGTTCATGCGGAATGCAAAGGTTGCCGGATACCAGAAGTTCACCGACATGGCAGCCAACTTCAACGCCCTTCTGATGCGGGCAAAGGAACTGCCAGACGATGTGGTGGTCTACTTCTTCGGACACAGCGAGCGTGACGGCGATGGCGGAGAGAAGTTCAAGACCATCGGCAAGCTGCTGGACGAGAAGGTCTGCGTGGAAGGGTACTTCACCATCGTTCTGAAAACCGTTGTACAGGACGGACGATACCTGTTCAGCACTCGCAACGATGGGATGGATACCGTGAAAACCCCTCTTGGGATGTTCAACGATGCGCTGATCGAGAACGACCTTGCCGCCGTAGACAAGACCATCCGTGAGTATTACAACATCCCGGTTCAGCCGGATAACAAAGGAGAGTAACAGATGAAGAACATTAACTGGAATGACGTACAGGAAGCAACCGAACGCCGCGATCTGCCTGCTGGCGGCTATGTTGCCGGTATCCGCAAGGCAACGGACGAGCCTGCAAAGGAGCGCCTGAACATCGAGTGGGAAGTCGCAGAGGGCGAGTTCAAGGGTTACTGGCGTGAGCAGACTGCTTCCCTTATCGAGCGTGGCAAGCTGAATCCGGGCGAATGGGCATGGGGCGGCAAGACCATCAAGAGCTACAAGGAAAAGGCACTGCCGTTCTTCAAGGGCTTTATCACCGCTGTTGAGCAGTCCAATCCCGGCTACAAGTTCAACAACGATGAAAAGACCCTGCGTGGCAAGCTGGTTGGCGTGGTTCTCCGTGAGGAAGAGTACATGGGCAACGATGGCAACATCAAGACGAAACTTGTCGTTGACCGCTTCACCAGCGTTGACAAGATTCGTTCCGGTGACTATGAGGTCAGACCGAAGAAAACGCTGGCTGGTGGGGCTGGCTCTGCGCCTGATACTGGCGACTTTGCCGTAATTCAGGACAGTGAAGATTTTCCGTTCTAAAATAACGTATCAACGTAAATTTCGAAAATAGTAATAAGATGAGAAAAGAAATCGAAATTAATGTTAAGCACATGGTTTCACCTGATGCAACAAGTTGTGCATACGGAGAGGATGTTGATGGATATGTAATGGCTTGCCATTATCACGTCCGAAGAAACAGAACACACGGAAGAAAAGCTCCTATGGAATTTGACCTTCCTAAATGTCTTTTGTTTGAGTGCTGGCTTTATAAGCCGTTTCATAAATGCGAAGCCTGTAAACAAGCTTGCAAAGACAAAATGGAATGACCGCCTACCTTATATAAGAGCTGCGCTATCTGGCTGGACGGGCGTTTGGAAATATGAAAGTTTTAGTTGCCTGTGAGGAATCGCAAGAAGTTTGCAAAGCATTCCGGGCAAAAGGACACGAAGCCTATTCCTGCGACCTGATTGAGCCGTCCGGCAGGCATCCAGAATGGCATATTCTCGGTGACTGCCTAAAGGCTATCGAGGGAGGGCAGGTCGTGACCATGGACGGAACCGTGCATGACGTGCCACGCTGGGACATGATTATCGCATTTGTCCCCTGCACAAAGACGAGCAACGCGGGAGCAAGACACCTGTACAAGGGAGGAAAGCTCAATCTTTCCCGGTATTATGAGGGATTGTGCGGCAAGGCGCTTTTTCTTGCCGTGTGGGCGGCAGATTGCGAAAAAGTGGTGATTGAGAATCCTACCCCCAGCAAGATTTTTGATTACCCAAAGCCTACGCAGGCAATCCAGCCCTACGAGTACGGACATCCTTACAGCAAGAAAACGCTACTGTGGGAACGCGGTGTACCGCCGCTGCACCCGACAAACATCGTAGAACCTACCGCGACATGGTGCCCGTCTGGTTCCTACTCGCACAAGCATAGTGAACAGCACAAGGGCATGTTTACCACTGACCGCGCAAAGAACCGTGCAAAAACTTTTCCGGGCGTTGCAAAAGCTATGGCAGATACTTGGGGGGGTGAATTGGAATGATTACCTGTTGTCTCAACTGCACATCACGCCACCAAGCCTGCCACGACACTTGCGAGAAGTACAAGGCAGAAAAAAAAGACTTCGAAGAGCGCAAGGCATTCGTGTATGAGCTGAACCACAGCCAGAGCGTGTACCACCGCAACTACGAGGATAAGCACCGAGAACGTGGCAAGAAGCGGTTTCTCGGAAGTGAATTTAGAGGTGAACGAGGATGAATAAAAGAAAGTATAAGCCGGGCGGTTACATCATTTCACTTGACGACTTGATGAAGCAGGAGTTTGTTTACTGCGCCGGAAAACTTGTTCACAAGGGCTGGTTTGGTAGCTGGCAACTGCGATATGCAAATAGCGAACTTGCCCGACTGCGTATCAGAGAAGCCAAAAAAATCGAGGACAACGCATGAACACCGGCAAGCAATTTGAAGCGGACTTCAAGGCATCAGTCCCATTCGATGCGTGGTGCTACCGACTGAAAGACAGTGCTGCCACCTACTACGGCGGCAACGAAAACCTGTCCTTCTCCATCGACAACATCTGCGACTTCCTTGTGTACCGTTACCCAATGAACCACCTGTTTGAGCTGAAAACCATTGAAACGCCCTCTATCCCTCTGGAAAAGGTGTTCGGTAAGTACGACAAGGCAAAGTGCAAATACCGCAAGGAAAAGCACATCACGGACATGGTAGATGCAATGGGGTACAGCGGTCAAACCGCCCATGTGATAGTCAATTACAGGGTGGTCAACCGAACCTTTGCAATCCCTGCCAGCAAGGTTCTGGCGTTCCGATACAATGAGAGCCGCAAGAGCATCCCTTGGCAGTGGGCAGAGCAAGAGGGGATAGAGGTCAAAGCAAAAAGGTTGCGTGTCCATTGGCGGTATGACGTGGATGCGCTACTAAAGAGATTGGAGAAAGAACATGAGCATGAAATGCGACCGCTGCGGAGAAGTGTTTAATCCTGAACCGCCCGATGAGATGGGGAGACATAAGCCCAACGCTGTGATTCTGGTTGACAAGAACGTGCATGACGCATGGGACTACTGGAGTTGCGATTGCTATGATGAGCCTTTTCTTTGCCCTTCTTGCATGGCAAAGCTGAACGACTGGCTGAAAGGATAACAAAAGCGAGTAAGAAAGTTTCAGACATTCTGCCTAAGACCGAAATCTTGGCGCAATTGGCAGAAGAAGCGTCTGAACTGGCACAGGCTGCGTTGAAGCTGCGCCGTGCGCTGGATGGCACGAACCCGACACCGAAGAGCGTTGCGGAGTGCGAAGCAAATCTGATGGAAGAATTTGCGGACATAAGTAACGCAGTCAATGCTTTATGCGATGCTTGGTTTGGAGATAGCCTCGATTCCGAATGCGAATTTTGGGACGCAGAGCTTGAAATTGAGGACGCTAAATACAAACGTTGGCTCTCTCGCTTTGAAGCAAAGGAGAATAAAAATGATTGAATATCATGTTGGATGCGGGCTATTCGGAACCATTTATGCCGGAACGATGATGAAGCAGCGGAAAGATGGATTGCAGTTATGGAGAAGCAAGTCTGATGTGACCGATGAAGCAGTTTCCGCTGTTCTGTCTCATTTTATTACTGAAATGGAGCGTTCCGACAAAACGAAGCTCGAAAAGGTGTGGGGCGTTATTGGAAACAAGAAGCTAAAAGTTACATTCGAGCTTTCCACCGAAAAGGAGCAGCCAGATGAATAAATTCGGAAACTGCCCTCTGTGCGGCAAACAGGTCAAGCCGACCAACCTCCGCAAAATCGCACGGCAGAACCAGTTGTACGGATTCCGCATGGCTCTGGATGGCGTTGCCACCACATGGGGCGCACTGATTCAGAACCTTCGGTGCGATGCAGACCTGACCGATGAACAGGTGCAGAAAATCATTCGCATTGGTGACAGGTACTGGGAGATGGTTGGGCAGTTCAAAAACGAGGACATGACACCTGACGAGTTTGCGGATTACATCACCGCAAAGTCAGAGCAGGTCGAAAAAGAGCTGAGAGAAAGGTGGAGCTAACAATGTTTGAATTTGTAACTCGCTGGCTGGTCTGCTTAGTCCTGCTGGCGGTAGTAGTTCAGTCTGAACGGACAATCAAGAACATGGCAGACAGCCTGTTTGAAAAACGGCAGGCAATGCTCGTCTGGGTGTTCATCAACGTGTGTTTGGCCGTTTGTACGGCTGTTGTGATGGGGTGGAAATGATGGAAATTTGCGACATTGAGAGAAAAGAAATCAATTTTGGGTGTCTGGAGTATGGAGATGTGTTTGAGATTAACGGCGAAATTCTCGTGAAAGCTAACGTGAACCTTTCGGTAAGTAAATTGTCTGGCGGTGTCAGCTTAAAAAGTGGAGAGTTTTTGCAGATAGATGAGTTTTTTCCCGTCAAGATGGTAAACGCTCATCTTCAGTTGGAGGGATAAGGAAAATCATGGATAACGAACTTTACTGCCCGATGAAGCTAACCAGCAATCCGCTTGGTCGGTGCGTCTGCGAGAAAGAAAAGTGCGCTTGGTGGCGGCAGTTGGACGGTTGCTGTGCAGTCTGGCAAATCGCATGGAAGCTGGACAACATCGAAACGAAAATGAAGAGGTGAGAGTGTGAAAAAGCGGATTTACCTTGTTCTTGAAACCGAAACGGACGAGGATGACAACAGCATTCTCAGCGATATTGAGCAAGAACTTGGAATGGCTACGCATTATTTCAAAACCTGCTCTTATAGCGAAATCGGGTTTAATGGCTTGTGGAGAAGCACATTCGAGCAGCCGCCTAAGAAAGAAGATGCAGATGAAAACGGCTATGTGATGGCGATTGCTGGGGCGATCACAAAGTCCGATTGCGTGGGTTATCCATATAAGTGGTTGTGGAATGTCGTTGCAAAGCATCCATACGCATACCCTGTTTGGAAGCCCATCAAGGAGGTCTGACACATGGCAACACCTCCGAAGCGTGGTCGTGGTAGACCGCCACTGACCGAAGCTGAAAAGAAAAAGCGTGAGAAGCGGGCACAAAAGGCGAAAGAGCAAGCCGCTGCGAAGCGTGAGAAAGAGCGTGAGAAGAAGAAACAACAGATGCTTAACAAGCGGAAATCTATCCGCTCACAAGTGAGTAAAAAGGTGAAAGAACAGCAGGAGTTAGCAATCACGAGGTCTAAGATGCTGAACACAGGCGATTTGCAGTCGAGAATCGGAGATGAAGAGGACAAGAAAGTTGTCGGCATGATTGCAGCCAAGTATTTTGGCGACCTTCCGAGCGTGGATATGAACAACCCGATTGAAGTGCAGCAGCGTCTTGACTTCTTTTTTGACGCTTGCATCGAAGCTAGAATCTCCCCTGTGGTGGAATGGATTGCGCTGGTGCTGGGCATCGAATGGGTGAGCCTGAAGCAGATTATGGCGGGCAAACGCCGTGACGACAGCTTGCAGCAGAAGTACATTCTGAAGCTGATTCTGCAAATGCAGTCCATGTGGGCGTACAACGGTATGTATGGTCAGGAGAACCCGGCAGAGTGGATTTTCCGAGCCAAGAACTACTTTGGTATGCGTGACAACGTGGAAGTTACCGTTGCCCCGCCTGAACAGCCGTTGGGCGATGCCCAGAGCGCAGAGCAGCTCGCCCAGAAGTATCAGACGACTTTGCCGAAGGAGATTGACGTGGAGTTTAAGGACGTGACGGAAAATGAGCAGCAAAGCGTTACGGCAGATGTATAAAGAACATCACATCTGCATCCATTGCGGTCAGAACGATGCAATGCCGGGCAGAGTATCGTGTGCGGAGTGTTTGGCAAAAGACCTCGAAAGGCACACGCAAGCATACGAAAACCTTTCAGGCGAAACGAAAGCTGCGTATCTGCAAAAATGCAATGAGCGGCAACGTGAAAAGCGTAAAAGGCTGGCTGCGAAAGGAATTTGCACCACTTGCCTGAAACGCCCAATGTCAAAAGGCTATCGCTCTTGCATCGAGTGTCGAACAAAGGATGCTCAAAAGAGAGCGAGAAACAGCAAGGAATACAGAAGGACATCTGGCACTTGCGCCTATTGCGATGAACCACAAATTCCCGGCAAGCGTTGCTGTCCGAAGCACTATGCAAGCCGCATTGTTGGCATCACAAAATGTAGGCAGTCAGAGGGCTTTCGGCTATCACAAATCGAACAAAAAAAGCGCATAAACGTCTTTTGGAGAGAAATGGAATGGGAAAGAAATCAAAGAATGAAGCAACCACAATGGATACACCCATGATCCCGTTGATTGATTTCTCAGACCCATGCTTACACTCGTTCCTGCCTGTCCTCTTGCAAGACCACACGACAGGCAAGAACATCATCTGGGCAACAGACCCCCCGCCTGAACTTGGCGTGGGCTTTGCAGATGAAATCACAATGGAACAGCTGGACAAGGTTCAGCTTGTCCCTCGTGTGCAAAAACGACTGGCAGAGCAAAAGAAGCGCACCAGCAGGAAAGCAGAAGTGTTTACGCCGACTTGGGTTTGCAAGAAGATGACAGACGCTGCCGAAAACGACTTGAAGGGCGATGGCTGGAAGGAGTATATCAACAAGACTTGCCTTGAAGTAACCTGTGGAGAAGCACCGTTTCTGACAAGCCGATACGACACCACCACAGGGCAGATGATTGCCGTGCCTGACAGAATCGGTCTGCTGGATAGAAAGCTGAATGTTTTGGCAGAGCAGTTCCCTGACCATGATATGTGGATGTGCTGGGCAATCAATGCCTACGCATCGACATACGGCTATGAGTGGCAGGGAGACAATCTTTTGCTGGCAAGGTGCAACCTGTTTCTTACGCTGATTGAGAATTTTAGGTATCGGTTTGATGCTAAAAGGTTGGAAATCGGCTGTATGCCTATGTTCCTTGACTGTATCGCAAACATCATCTCATGGAACGTCTGGCAGATGGATGGGCTGAAAAAGACCGTGCCCGACACAGACATTCATTGCAAAATCAAAGGCTGGAAAGCCTACAAAGAAATCCTGTTCAAGGATGTTGGGGAGGACAAATAATGTTTGCTAATATCTACGAAATCGTAAAGGATGTATCGTTTTGCGTTGCTGGATGTGCTGGTATGCTCTATGTCGCTTACTTTTTCGTAAAACTTACGTTTGATATGATTTCCAAAGTCTACTATTTATACCGCACCCTTGGAAGAAGGGGGAAAGAGTTTTTGGAATACAGGTGTTGTCGTGGAGATTTTGACACATATCTACGTGACCGTGAAAAGAAGAGGAAGTTTTGGGACGAATACTACAAGAAAAAATATCAGGATGAAGCAATAAAATGCAATGGCGATTGTTCTGATTGCTCAAAAGCGAATTGTTTAGACAGGGCTTGAGGTAACAACAAATGCAAGCTGACAGAGGAATATACCACAAGCGAGTATGTGACCGCTGCGGAGCGGTTCTGGGCGGCAGGATGATGAACCCTGACGAATACTTCAAGGACTGGGCGTGGCGCAGGGACACAGGCGACCTGTGCCCGGAGTGCTATACAGAGTATAAGCGAGTGATCGGGCGGTTCAACAGGGGAAAGCGCGTGAGAAAGGAATGACGAAATGCGGAATGTGACAGTTTGCAAATGCAAACGATGCGGGAAGCTTTTGTATTGGGATGGAAAAAAAATTTTGGATTACGCCAACCTTGACGTCGTGTTTAGGGCTTACAAAAATGGTGGAATCCGTAAAATTTTCCAAGATAACTTACAGTCGCACCCGTGTGGCGACGGGAAAACCGGAATTTGCATGGGCATTTACGAAATTGGAGAGGAAGGTAAGAAGGAATGAACTTCTACTGCACCACCGAACATTGCTCTTGCATGGGAATCAAGCAATTCTCTGCTGGCAAGGCTATCCGATGTACAGCAGAATCCTGTGAGAACAAATCTGAGCCGTCCTGTGGCTCTTGCAAATGGTACGCAGAGCCGGAGGGCGTGTGCGTAAACGACCAGTCAGAACACGTTGCAGACTTCGTGTGGAACGAACGTGGATGCAAGGAATGGGAGAAGAAAGATGAGTTATGACATTTCGCTGTGCGACCCAGTAACGCATGAAACGCTTGAAGTGGATGATATGCACTTTATTGATGGCGGTACTCGTTCTATTGGAGGAACAAAGGAACTTTGGCTTAATATCACCTATAATTATGAAATGTACTTTCGTCGTGATGATGTGTTGGGTAGAAAGGGCATCCGCTCTATCTACGGAAAGACAGGAGCAGAAAGCATCCCGATGTTAGAAAAGGCTATTGCCGCTTTGGGTAATGATGTAGACGATAGCGACTACTGGAACGCAACAGAGGGCAACGCCAAACGTGCCCTGTACGGTCTACTGGCGTTTGCAAAGATGCGTCCTGACGGCGTGTGGGATGGAGATTGAAAGGAGAGAACATGGAAGTCAGACCGATTGATGCTAATGAACTACGTCAAAACATCGAGGCGTGGATTCAGGAGTATAACGATGGAACAATAGGCGGATTGTCGTTAGACGATGTGCTTGATTACATCGACACCGCGCCGACAATTGAGGTGAAAGACAATGGCTAATTATCCAGAATACCTTGAACGAAACGCACTTATTGAAAGAATCGAGAAAGCATATTGCGATGGCTGCGAGAACTACAACGGCGTTAGATGCCGTGCTTGCGGTATTGGCGATGCCATTGACGTTGTAGAGGATGCGCCGACAGCCTTAGAGCGTACCGCTGAATGGATTGCACAAGACGAAGATAAGACGAGGTTCATGTGCAGTAATTGCCATGCGAGAAACAACCGAGACCGCTACAACTACTGCCCGAACTGTGGTTCTTTGATGGAGAACAGGTTATGAGTAATACACTTTGGCATCCAGCAAGCGAACTACCACGAGGGCGGACGCAGCCTTTGTTGCTTGCAACTAAAACAACGTGGCGTGATAAAGATGGAAAAATGTTGCAAGGATTCTCGCCGACAGCGTACTTTCTGGGCTGTTACGCAGACGGTCAGTTCTGGGATGAGATAGGCGAGAGACTGCCGAAAGATGTGACGGTAACGCATTGGATGGCGTTTCCGATGGTGTAGGAGGGCTTATGGAAAACAATATCGTTATTACGCAAGATATGATTGACTCGTTTACGGCTGCCATGCGAGAAGCGTACAGAGTATACGGAAATGATGAAGAGCGTGTGCATGGCGTGATGGATGGCATTATGTACGAAACCTTAGATAGGCTTGGCTTTACAGAAGGTTTGGAAATCTTTAACGAAGCACCGAAATGGTATGCGTAAGGAGCAGTAAACATGACGAACAAGAAGTTTGGCATCATTATGGACTTGAGCTTTTTTGACTTTGGGGCGAAGCCGCCTTGCGGGTACATCAAGGCAAAACATATCCGCCCAGCGTACGGCAAAGGCGCAAGGCCTGTCAAGGCGCATAAGAGAATCACGAGAACGAGAGAAGGATTTAGAAAATGACAGAACTCAAGAGATGTCCGTTCTGCGGTGCGAAACCACCGACTGTAAAAGTGATTCATCCACTCAATGTTGACATGGCTAGTTGGGTAGTCTGCGGAAAATGCGGGGTAAGCACTTCTGCAATATTTGGCAAGGAAAAAGCCATCGAAGCATGGAACAAACGCTACAAAGAGGATTGAGCATGGACAAAAAACGAGACAGCTTTACATTCCAACGATACTACTTTGAAGCCATCTCCACACTCAAAAGTAAAGAGAAGTTGGAACTCTACGATGCAATCTGTGCATACGTTTTTGAAGAAAAAGACGCAACTTTGAACTCAAAAAAAGCAGAATCTTGTTTCATTTTGATTAAACATTTGCTCGATGAAGAATGGAAAAGAAGCGATATTGCGTCAAAAGGATGGTCTACACGAAAGTCATCTCATCCTCATGCCACAAATGAGATGAAAGTCAGCTCATCTATGAGTTCAAAGTCAGATGACGATGAACTCATTGTATCAACTGACAGTCAGACGAACGTCAAGACCCTGCCGGAGAGTGCGGTCAAGAAGAAACCTGACATCTTCTCCGACTTTGCTCATGGCGATAAAGCCCTGCTGGAATCCCTGCGAGAGTTTGCACAGATGCGTACAAGAATCAAAAAGCCTATGACAGACCGGGCGAAACAGATGCTCTGCAACAAGCTGGAAAAGTTTGATCGGAATGACTGGAAAGCCATCCTTGACCGGAGCATCTATGCTGGATGGCAGGACATTTACGCATTGAAACAGGATGACCAGTACGAGCAAAGTACGGAGATGGAGTTTCCTAGACTATGACAATGGACGTTCAAACGGTATTTATCGGTGCGCTGATGCTCTGCAAGCCGGGCGTTGTGGATGAAATCATACCAGACCTTGAACTTGACTTATTCAGGCCTGAGCTGAGAGACGCTTTTGCGGCTGTTCAGGGCTATTGGACGGCTAGGGGTAAGATAGATATAGTCGAAATAAACACGCAGCATCCAGACGTAGCGCAGACGCTCTTAGCGTGTGTACAAACCTGTGAATCAGAGTGTGTACGAATTGACAGGGAGCAGATGCAGCGTTGGACACAGCTTATCAGAGAACAAGCTGCACTCACTCGTGTGCAAGGTCTGGCATTCCAGATGGCCAGCGAGCTTACCGACTATTCTGATCTATCAGACATTTACCAGAAGATGGGCGAAGCAATGAGCCTGAAAGCCGAGGAAGAAGATGCGTGGACATACGAGGATGTGCTGAACGACTATGTGCTTCACATGGACGAAAAGCCTGTGTACATCAAGACAGGCCTAGAGCGTCTGGATGAAGCGTTGCACATCTCACCGGGCGATTTCATCATCATCGGCGGCAGACCGTCTGCGGGCAAAACAGCCTTGTCCTTGCAAATAGCAGCAAGCATGGCAAAGCAGGACTACACCGTGTACTATTTCAGCCTGGAAACCAGCAAACGCAAGCTGGGCGCACGTCTGATGGCCAATCAAATATACTGCCCTCTGGACACGGTAAAAAATAAGGCGGTCAGCTTGAATGAGATTGACGGACAGGCAAAGAACATGAAAATGCCCCTTTACATTCGCTCCGCTGCCGGAAAGAACGTGGCGTGGATGAAGGCTCAGGCTCTCCGTAAAAAAGCTCAGGTCATCTTCGTAGACTATCTTCAACTCATCCACGAAACAGGCGCAAAGGACAGATATGCCGCCATTACAGCTATATCCATTGCCTTACACGAACTGGCACAGACCACAGGCATTGTTGTGGTGGCACTGGCACAGCTTAATCGAAACCCATCCAAGCCCGGAGCAACGCCTACCAACTCCGACTTGCGAGAGAGCGGACAGATTGAACAGGACGCAGATGCAATCATCCTTCTGTCCGGCGATAACCCCGACAAGTACCTGTTCCGACTAAGCAAGAACAAGGAAGGCGAGATAGGCGACCTTCCCATCACGTTTAACAAGCAGATTCAACGGTTCCAAGAGTATACTTGGATGGACTGATACCGTCTGAACCCCATAAATATTTTTCACTACACAAAATACAGGAGGAAAACAACTATGGCACTTACCAACATCGAACGTGAGACTATCATCAACTTCAACGCAGCGGAAGATACCGCAGAAATCTACACGGCTGACCCGGTTTACATTCGCAAGCTGGACAAGCTCTGTGAGCAGTTCCCCGATACATACAAGTTTATGGCGGAGCTGTCTGCCAAGCGATGCAAGGAATCCAAGACCTATTCGATGCCGAAACGTCTTGTGAAGTTCCGGCCGCCTGTCACTCGTGAGATCAGCGAAGAGCAGCGTGAAGCACTGGCAGAGCGTCTGCGTAAGGCAAGAGAAGCCAAGAATATCTAATCTTAGCTCGTACGACTACAAAACTACTGTATCAGAAAGCATGGAATGGTGTCAGGTGGTAAAACTACCCTCTGCGACTATTCCGTGCTTTTTCTCTTGTTATTTATCAGGAGAAAACGGCAAGGTCTGAATTTGAGAAATAATCGTCTAATCGCATGGTGGATTGAGTCGCATGGTGGATTGAGACGAAAGCAAGATGTGTGAGACGAAAAAACGCTTCGACAATCACTTTTGCAAATGGCTTTCAAATTTTTGTCCCCTTTCCCCCTTGTTTCCTCTTCCCCCCTTTTGTCCCCCTCTTTCCCCTACAACCCCTATTACCCCCTATAATCCCCCTAACATCTTCCGTGCTCCCCCTTTCCCTCCCCGTGTGTTTAGCGCGTCCGCGGGCGTTATACGCGCTAGCGCGCGTTGACGGAGCCGGGTGTGTCATGATAGTTCAAAAGTGAATAAATAACAGTTATGCGAAATTGCAAACTGGTCCTTTACTCCTACAACCCTCTATCTCCAAAAACTACACCGTTAGCCAGCAGAGCAGACCGTAGTCGAGAACTAGCGTTAGGTCCGGACTGGTGGATAGTCTACGACTATTTCACATGGAGAATTGACTTCATTTTGTAGTCAGTTGAATATGTAGAAATGTTGCATTGACTATTCCTAGTAGAATGCTATGGATTAAGCAAGATACCATAGTGTACTACTGGGAATTAAATCGAGCAGGAACAGACCGAATCGGATGGTACGACTATTCCAGCAGAATAATCCCTAGATAGTTACTAGGATATATAAGCGTATATTATAATAAGTAAGGTTGGCATACGAATTTGATATGGCTAGGTGAGAATAAAATTGACAGGTGTCTTGACATATATTGATTTTGGGAGATGTCGGATGACTTAGCGACTATTGCATCTCCCTTTCTCTAAAAGGCGAACGACTATTTCACACAAAAAACACACAACTATTTGGCGAAGGCTTGCAAGAAAACACTACGACTATTACTCTGCGACTATCAGCGGACTGTTCATTGCTATACGATATATAGGACTTTCAAACGGTGGTTGTCTAACGACTCTACGACTATTCCACGACTATCCGCCGGGATAAACTACGACTATTAGCTACGACTATTCCAGAAGCTGTTACGACTATTCCAGCCGGAACGCTTCGACTATTGCTGACCTCTATTGGCTATCGGGCGAAAGCCCGAAAAGAGATACGGCGGCAGCCGTCAATGGTTCCGCCGCCCGCCGTGCCCCTGCCGCTGGACTGCCCCGCCGGGTGGAGGGCGCCAGCCGGTGCGCCCTGACTGCTGACCGGTGCCAGATCGCAAGCCGTCGGGCGTGGGAAGTATCGAGACCGCTGCCGGGATGACCCTGTACAGGTGGAGAGGCTGACCCCTCAGAAGGTGCGCCGGGTCTGTACTGCTGACAGCGTGTCAGCACTTGCCAGCGATCAATACACGGTAGGAGCTGACCCCGCCGGGCTGGCATGGTTTGCGGTATGCTGCACCCTTATATACCTTATTATAATAGGCGGCTGCCCTGCCCTGTACAACGTCCGGCGTGGCGGTGGTATCTTGTATCGGTGGAGGTGCAGCGCTTGATGGTATGCCCTCCAGCGTGGCGCAGGCTGTGTATAGGCGGCTTGTGTAACTGCTGTATTGCGTGCGCTGGAATGGGGCAAATCAACGGAAATGCCGCTGTAAAGCCATGCAAACGGTTTTGGCGTTTGGGTGGTATAAATTTGCATGGACGGCAGAAAAGCCGCTGTAAATGCTTGCATGGGGCTGTATTGCATCTGGGCAAAAATAAAAGCCCTGCACCTCAGCAGATGCAAGGCAAAAGAAAAGCCCGGCCATTTCTGACCGGGTAAAGTGCTTCTTATTTGGACGCTTTAAACAGCGCCGAAAAAAACCAGAAGAAAAACAGGATGCAAGATAGTATCATGCGTGCACCTCCAGTCTAACGCCAAAGTTGGTGAAGGTGCGACGTTGCGAGATTGTGACAGGGTCAAGCCCTGCTGTGCTGATACCATAGCGGGCGCACTCTTTGGCCGTGTACAGCTCACCGCCGATTAGATACCGCTTGATCTTGCCACAGCAGGCGCCAGCGGACACAACCGCCCGCCCGTCAAGCCTTGCCGGAACACGATAATATAACATAATTTACGCCCCCTTATACCACGCTAAAACGCTTGTAAACGGTCTTTTTGCTGCACTCGGCGTATACATCCGGGTGCAGCGTCTTCAAAAGCTTGCTATTCAGCCGGACGCTTTGAACGTCCTTATACATCACTTTGCAAGCGCCTGCGACAACCTCCGGCGCTCCCTGCATCATACAGATAATATCAGCTTTAATGCTTTCGTTCATCGCTTCCAGCTCTTCCAAAAGCCGCTTGTTTTCACGGTACTCGTTCACCTTTTCCTCGAATAACGTCATTTTTTAGCCCTCCTTATTAACTGTTAAGAAATGCAATCATAACCAGTGCGCCGGAGATCATGCCGCCAACGTACCAGAGCGCGGCCCACTGGGAAAAGTCAAGAGCAATCATTGTTTGCACCCCTTTTTAGTCAAATTCCGGCATTGCCAGAATGATTTTTTTGCACCGCTCGACGCTGAGGCGGTAGGGCTTTGCCCTCATGAGGTTATCAGCTACAATCTGAGTATATACCATCAATGGCAGCTCAAACAGCCCGGCACACTTGGGATACAGGCGCACGGCCTGATTCCTGATTTCTGCGTTCAATTCGTCCGATCTAGTCATTTTTTATACCTCCGCATTTTTGCCGTTGGGGTTAATCCAATCGTTCTTGATGTCGTACCGCTTGCAATAGCGATAAAGGTTAATCAGTTGCACAAAGTCACCAGCGCTTATATACGCTTCGTTGTCTGGCGCATCAAGGGAGCAAATAAGGGCCGTTCCGTTATCCTCCCGCTGCACAAGTTCCAATTTTCTACCATTGTTTACTTCAAATACAAGCTTATTCATATTTATACCCTCTATTAAAACCAGTACAATAAATTCATATCAGTACCCGGCTTGGTGATCTCTCGGATGCAAGGATACAAGCCGTAACTGTCAATCTGCAAGCCGTATTCTTTAAGGTCTTTATCAAGCTTTACACGCCGTTTTGCAAGCTGAGCCTGTCGGGTTTTGAGCCACTCGGAATTATAATAGCGGCTGTCGTTGTCAAGCTCCCACGCTCTTGCATCTGCAAGCCCCCAACGCTGCACGCTGTCAAGGAGCTTTCTTGCTTTTTCGTATGCCTCAGTGGGCACACGATCTGCGGCTTTATCTTCGGCGGTTGTCAGTGTGTCAAGCGTGGCAAGGTCAAACGCGGCGCGGGCTCTGTTATACCATACACACGCGCGATGGCTGCGGCCTTCGTAATCTCCCGGAATGGGGCGGGCGGTATAATCGATCTCTTTATTGTTCATCGTGGTTTTTGTCCTCCTGTTTTGGTTCAATGTGGTTTGTTCTTGTTTGTGCCTTTATTATACTATCACTAGGGTGGCGAGTCAAGTATTTGATAGTAAATAACTATCACAAGATATACCAAAAGATTTATGTGATAGTTGTGCATATTGCTATCACTAGACCATGCCTGTGATAGAGCTATCACAATACGCATGATAGAGGAGCTGTCGCCCCGATCTGCCCGGCGTGGCCTGTCTGGTATCGAGTGCAGACCGGTGCAGCGTGTCCAGCGTTTGGGCGGCGGTATGCCCTGGTACTTGTCTGCCCTGGTTCTGGCACGGCCTGCCCTGCTGCCTGTGATGTGCAGGCCGTCCGGGTGCGCTGGGGCGCTGGGGTCTCCACCGGCGGGGTATACAGGCAGCTCTGGGGGTGGGGTGGGTCATGCCCGCGATAAAATTTTTCAAAGAAAAAGGCGTTTTTCGTGGTTTGTGTTACTAACACCCACCTCATCCTCACAAACCAAACCCCATCTGATTGTGCAAGTCTCCAAAAATTCCGAAAAAAACAAAAAGACCCCTTACGGAGCCATTGAATGTGTTATACTGGCAAAGGAAAGGTGGAATTAAAAATGCAAACGTTCAGTGGAATCATGCTGCTTGCTGGATTTATTCTAAGTGTGTGTTGTATCGTCAATGCACTTAGAGGAAAAGGGAACAGTAAGTTCTGGTACGGGTCTATCGCTTGTTATATTTGCTTTGGTATATTCTACGGAATCTATCAAAAAGATGGCAGAGACTTTGGAATCGGCTGTACGCTGGTCTTTGTAGCATACGGCGTAAAGATTATCTGGAATCTCCTGAAGTCGATTGTTAAGCACGAAAAGTATTCAGCGAAGAAAGACTTGATTGCTTTAGTTGTGTGCTTAGTGCTAGTTGTTGTTGGCATGAATCTTCCGTATGACAAGGAGCTGGAAGCAGAACGCGCGGCGGCTTCCGAAGAAAAAGCAGCATCTGAAGCCTTAGCTGCATCTATCAAAGCAGCGGAAGAAGCAAAATCTGCATCCGCAGAGCAGCAAGCTGAAAGTGAATCCGTATCTGAAAGCCAGTCTGAGCCCGAATTTGAGAGCGAACCTCAGCCCGAGAGTGAACCTATCCATGTTGAAACGGAAGAAGAATACAAAGAATCTTGCAGAACCGTAGGCTACAAGGATTTATGCCGCTACCCGGAAAAGTACGCTGGAACAAGAATTGTAATCAAGGCAAAGGTACAGCAGATTATGGATGCTTCTCTTTTCAGCAGCGACAAGGCATGGCGCGTTCAGGATAACGAAGATGGGTATGATATGTACCTTGGAAACGAATACTATGCTGTTGATAAAAGGGAGAGCGGCTCTGTAAAGATTCTTCAAGACGACATTGTTACAATCTACGGAGAATTTACCGGGACAGCTGAAATCACAAGAGCATTGACAATGACAAAAGATGAAATTCCTCGCGTTGAAGTAAAGTACGCAGACCTTGTGGACGAATAAGGAGTGGACGTAAAGATGAAGAAGTTTGCTTCAGCAATTCTTGTTGCCGCTTTGATTTTTACCATGCCTATCAGTGCAATTGCTGCAAAAAAGCCTGATGAATGGTCTGGCCTTATTGAACTTGAGCAGACTAATGCAACACAGTATGAACCGTTAGGCATTAAGAATCATGGGTCTTATGCGTGGCGTGACGGTAGCACGATTTATATTTCTTATGCGCTTGAAATCGAGAATACGAACAAAAATCTTGCGGTCTGGTTTCCCCATATTGAAATCGCAGTTGTTGCAGAGGATGGCTCCGTGATTAAAACAGACGATGAATATCTGGACTGGGTTGCGGAAGATGATTCCTACTGGTATGCCGGATACTTCACATACGAGTATGACGGTACTATCCCTGCCGGTATCGAAATGGCTGTTTCGGCTCAGGACTATAACTATCAGCCGAGTGCAGGAAAAGAAGTTTTAAGAGCAGGTGAATTGGCTGTTACCAATACTTCAAAGCGTGGTAGTGGCTATGAGACAAGATTCACCGGAAAAGTGACTAACAACAGCGCATACAAGACAAATGCAAAGGTCATCGTTCTGTATAAGATGAAAGATGAGAGCGGAGAAGAAGTTCCCGTGTGCGGAGATATTGATTATGTCTTGGATATCCAACCGGGAGAGACGAAGAACTTTGAAATCCACCCCTATTCTGGGCTTTCCAATTATTCTTCGTGGGAAATCGTAGCAATTCAAATGTAACACAAAAAGCCAGTGGCTAGATTTTCTCTAACCACTGGCTTTTCTATTGGACTATTTCACGGAGCGCAAAAATGCGCGTCGTATGAGTTTTGCTCAAAAATGAGCAAAACCTCAATTATCCGTTTCTACGGATGCTTGCATAGAGCAGACGGAAAGTTTCACGGCCTTTCGGCGTTACTCTGGTCTGTACGCCACCGTGCTTGTTTTTCTGGTTGCAGTATTCCTTTACCGCAAACAGGCCGTCACCCTTGCCCGCTTTCGGCAGGATGCCCTTGCTCTTGTCACGGTAGATGTAACCGTCAGAAATAAGCATCTTGATGAACAGTCGTTCAGGAATACGCAGTTCCTTTGCGGTAGAACGGAAGTTGGTAGATACGTTCCACGCAACGAGGTCGTCAAAGTAGTCCGCTTTGGGCTGCATCTCCTCGTTCTTCTCACAGAGCTGCTTGTTCTGCATCTGTAACGCTGCGCTCTTTTCCTTTTCGGCCTTCATGTTCTGAATCAACCCAATCACGAAGTCCGGGTTGGCAATAGCCGTCTCCAACAGGTTGTCGGTCATGTACATTCCATGCTTGCGGATGGACGGCAAGACCTCGTGAGTGACCCAGTGCTTGAACCGTTGTGCGCTTTCCAGCTTGCTGCTGAAAATCAGACTGTACAAGCCGGATTCGTTAATAATGATAATAGGCTGCTTACCACCGGGGGTGTCCATTTCGTTCACCCCTCTGTCCTGTTCATCAACGTGGTCACGGATGGCTTTCTGCGGGTTATTGTAGCCTAAAGCCACCGCAATGTCCTTGCCAACAAACCAAGGGTCATCGTCAATGAGCATGACACGGATTTCGCCAAACTCGGCGTTGTTGAAGATTTTGATGTTCTCAGACAAAGAAAGTTGCATTAAAAAGCTCCTTTTCACTTGTGAGAGAAGCAATTTTCTGCTATAATAACGGCGAGAGAATGCTTCTCTCAGGGTTTACATGATACGTTCGCTGTGGTCGGCAAACTTTAGCGGACGTATCATTTTTCGTTTTCATCGGGCATGGGGTACTTCTCAAGGTAGGCATCGCGGACGGCCTGTGACAGTGACACGCGGCACTTCTTGCAGTGCTCCACCAGCAACTCATACTGACGATCAGTAAAGCCAACGGCTACCTGATGGCGGTATGCTTCGATGTAGGGACTTCTTGCCATGTTCTTATCTCCTTTCTTTGAGGTGCATTAAGTGTAATCGCAAAATGTAGTAAAGTCAAGCGGAAATAGACCCACGAAACACTGCATTTAGTGTTCGTTCATCTTGACAAACCACTTTCTACGTTTTGCACAAAACTTAGCCCTTATTTTTGGCTGCTCCCGCTTCGTACCCTGCCCGATAGTTCAGTTCGGACAGCTTACCCAGAGCTTCTGCGTACTCCCTATCCTCGCTGGTCGGCTCTTTGCCGTGGGCGAATGTTTTCAGAAATTCTTCGGTTGTCGTGGGAAAGTTCATGTTTTTTTCTCCTAACTCTTGCGGAGAGCAGCCCTTTTTGGTATAATAGATTCCGAAAAGGGAGACTGCCCCCTTGGTGGTTGCAGGTTCTCGTTTCGTGATGTGGATAAGCTATCAGTGGCTTCGTGGTGGTTGCGGCTGGTAGCTTATTTTTTTTTATGCCTTGATGTTCTCAACGTAAGATGCTACCCACTCGATACCCATGCGGATAACATCGACCTTTGAGATGTTCAATGCCTTTGCGCTGCTTTCCATGCTTGCGATCTGGTTCTCAGTAAGCCGGGTGCTTATCATGCGCAGCTTATCACGTTCCGAGGTTTCTGCTCGTCTTGCCAAGCCTATCACCTCGCTTTCGCTGAAACAAGTATAAAGCGTGAAAATATGCTTGTCAATACCCAAAGTTTTATGGAAATGAAGTTTGGAAGAATTACTCCTTATTATAGAAAATTTTCTACCTGATTGTGATTAACTAAGTAAACACACTTATACTACTCTAGTATGTATAAATACATACTAGAGTATATTTATATATAATATAAGGCGAACAACTATCATAGTTTGAAACATGACATATTGACAGTTCTATCACCATGTGGTATAATCTTGATAGAAAGAGAGGGAACAAAAATGAAAGTGGGCTATGTTAGAGTTTCAACAGCAGAGCAGAACACGGCTCGTCAGGAAGTTATCATGGAACAGCTTGGTGTTGAAAAAGTGTTTGTTGACAAAATGAGTGGGAAAAACGCAGACCGCCCCCAGTTGAAAGAAATGCTTGCTTTCGTGCGTGAAGGTGATACTCTTGTAGTAGAGAGTTTTAGCCGGTTGGCTCGTTCCACAACTGATTTGCTTGACATCATTAAAGAGCTTGACGAGAAAAAAGTTAATTTTGTGAGCCAAAAAGAAAAATTTGATACTTCTGGCCCCAATGGTAGGTTCATGCTTACAGTCTTTGCGGCAATGGCGCAGCTAGAAAGAGAAAATATGCTCGCTAGGCAGAGAGAGGGCATAGCCGTTGCAAAAGCGGAGGGGAAATATCAAGGACGGCAGTACGTTAAAGTCGATGAAGAAAAATTCCGTCAGCTTTACAACGATTGGCAAAACGGAAAGACCACTCCTACTATTATGATGAATGAGCTTGGCTTGAAGTCTGCTACATTTTGGCGTAGAGTGAGGGAATATCGAAAAAAATACGGCATTACCGATGCGGCCACCACACGCAAGTATGCCAATAAAGAAGAAAAATAAAAAGCAGCGACCCACCACAGGCCGCTGCTACAAACAAGAACCACCAATCCATCAACAGGATGATAGTACATGAGTATTATACCATTTCTGTTGAGGTATGGCAATATAAAATCAGCAGAAAAGGTATACTAACATGAAAAAATCTAATTTGATAGCAGATTCTCCTTATGGGCATTTAATTGTAGCGGATGGAAAAATCAAACTACGTTCAGTGTTCGATTTTCCCGGATGCACAGAACTGTTCTCGTTTTTGTATGTTTGCGAGCAAGCAAATTGCACTGTCGAATTTGAAAATGAGGAAATTATCGTAGAACCAAAGAATACAGATAACGCGATTCAAATTATGCTCGCAGTTTATGTTTCATTTGGTCAAGACGATACAATCTTCAAAAGATACATAAACTATTTGACGAAACTCGGTTCAGATGGAAAGCGTGAGCCGACTGTTTGCGATGAGTAAAAGGGGATTGCTATGAAACAGATGAATTGGGAAGAATCGGAAGGTTGCAATCGGTTCATAAAAAAAATAACCGCTGGTATATTAGAGTATGTTCTTGAAGTTGGAATTGACGAAGCGGTCAAAGAATGCGTCAAGGACAATCCGCTTTTGGACAAATGCCCGCATCTTGAATCCTACGCAAAGGAACACGGATTTATCTAACCCGCCAGACATGGTGTCGGATTGCTGAACAGAACAGGCGAAAGGAGCAAGAGCCTATGGATAAGTGGAACAACAGAAACTCGTATGACTGGCTTGCGGGGGCAGTCGTTGGACTGCTTACCGGGTTCTTCATTGTGGTTGTGGTTGCGAGGTGCGTCATGTGATATTTTCAGCTGACATTGTCCGCAACTAAAATAAAACCGAATATTCAATTTTTGTGCAGTTGTAGGCACTCTTTACATTTTCAGGTAGGGGGTGCCTATTTTTTTATGCAGTCAAAACAGTGTATCGCCATCATTGACAGCATCAAAGCGTATGCAAAGCAGAATCCGACCGAAGCACAGGTCTATGAGGACTGGTTTCAGGCGGTCGTGAACCTGAGAGACGCCCTGCCGCGAGACAAGCGGTTCGATGCATACAAATACTCTGGTGAGCTGCGCTCTGTCTGTGCAGCCATGATGGGCAAGATGAAAACAAGCGAGGACGTGGCGAAGGTTTATGACATTATCAGCCGGACGTACCTGTTTGAAGCAAAAGATGTGTTCGACAGCTATTGCATTTATCTTGAATGGAATCGTGCGCCGGAGAAGAAGTTTTATCAGCCTAGACGCAGAGTGCTGAAAGTGCTAGCAGATGACCTAGAGGACTTGTTCTATAAGCGGATAGATTTCTTGGGGGTCAGTCTTCCGGCTCGCGTAGGTAAGGCTTTGAGTGATGATACGCCGATTTTAACAAGAAGCGGGTGGAAGAATCACGGCGATTTGCAAGTTGGCGATGAAGTCATCAGCCCGAAAGGCCAGTTTGTAAAGGTGCTGGCTGTATCTCCTAAGTGCCAGCTTGATGTGCGTTGCCATTTCTCTGACGGCACATACATTGACTGCCACGAAAACCACGAGTGGCCGGTCTTTAACCGCCATAAGAACGGATTTGATGTGGTCGAAACAAAGCGGATGATGGAGGATTATGTTACCGATACAAAAGATGGCATAAGATTCTGTTATCAGGTTCCGTTCAAAAATTTTGTTGATGGAGAATATAAGAAACTGCCTGTTGAGCCGTACACATTGGGCGCATGGCTTGGCGATGGGCGCAACCAACACCCGGATATTTGCGAGCCGCCTTGTGATCGGGTAATTGTTGAGCGCGTCATTAACGATGGATACCAGGTTAGCTGGCATACGGTTCACAAGGACACTGGTGTTGAGTACTACGGATTCTCTGGTTTGCGACAAGCACTTCAAAAAGGCGATATGTGCCATAGCCACCGCCGCTGCGTGAAGCATATCCCAGAAGAATACTTTACAGCTAGCATTGCACAGCGTATGGAATTGCTTGCCGGTCTGCTCGATACAGACGGTACGTTACGGGCAAAAGAGCATCGGTACGCTTTTTCTACCACAGAGCCGCAAATGAGAGATGATTTTGTCACGCTGGTTTCTACCTTTGGATGGAGATGCAGCGTGGTTGAATATCCACCTCGTGTATCATCTAGTGGCATTAAAGGCAATCTGACAGTTTATTCCATCTCTTTTAATCCTACCTGTCCTATTCCCTGCGTTGTTCCTCGAAAGCAGTTAAAAGATTTCTCTAAACCTCGCCGTGTTTCGTTCTGCGGTTTTGAGCGCATTGAACCGAAGCAGGGCAACTGCATTCAGGTTGAGGGTGGCGTGTACTGCGCTGGTAAGCGGCTGATTCCCACTCATAACAGTACGCTGTGCATTTTCTTCATCACATGGCTTATGGGCAACCGCCCGGACGTTGCATCGGTCATGAGCGGACATTCTGACAAGCTGACCAACGGATTTTACGGCGAAGTGCTGTCTATCATCACTGACCCTGTGACCTACAACTGGGGGAAAATCTTCCCTGACGTTCAGCTTGTGGATAAGAGCGCAAAGGATGAAAGCGTTGACCTGAACCGAAAGAAGCGCTTTCCCACACTGACTTGCCGCTCCATTGGCGGTACGCTGACCGGCGCAGTTGAAATCGGCGAGGGCGGCGTTCTGTACAGCGATGACTTGATCGAGGACTTGGAAGAAAGCCTGAACGTTGAGCGTCTGAACAACAAGTACGATGCTTATCTGAACCAGCTAAAAGACCGTAAAAAGCAGGGCGCATTGGAGCTGATGGTCGGTACACGTTGGAACGTGCTTGACCCTCTGGGGCGCATCCAGAGCCAGTACGCAGACAATCCAAAGTACAGATTTCGGGTGATTCCAGCTGTGGACGAGAACGGACACAGCAACTTCAATTATGACTATGGCGTTGGGTTTGACGATGCCTATTATGCCGACATGAAAGCCAGTATTGACGATGCAACATGGTGGGCAAAGTACATGGGCAAGCCCTATGTGCGCGAAGGCTTGCTGTTTCCTGCCGATGAACTGCGGTATTTCAATGGTGTTCTGCCTGACGGGGAACCTGATCGCAAGCTCATGGTCATGGACATTGCATGGGGCGGCGGTGACTTCACCGCCTGCCCTATCGCTTATGTGTACGGCGATGCCGTGTTCATCCCCGACCTTGTGTTCAATAACGGCGACAAGACCGTGACCAGACCGGAAGTCGTGGGCAAAATCATCCAGCACAAAATCAACGTGGTACGCGGCGAAGCCAACAATGGCGGCGATGAATACTGTGACGTGGTAGACAGCCAACTCCGGCAGCAGGGCTATCACTGCTCTGTCCGCAGCCAGCGTGCGCCAAGTGGTCAAAGCAAGCTGTCCAGAATCATCCAGTATGCGCCAGACATCAAGCGGTTCTACTTCCTTGACGAAAAGCACCAGTCGAAAGAGTACAAAGCGTTCATGGAGCAAGTGACGATGTTCACGCAACTTGGCAAAGTTCCGCACGATGATGCACCGGACAGTCTGGCGCAGCTTGCCGATGAACTGTATAACGGAATCAGTAAAATTGAGCCTGTCAAGAGGCCTTTTTGATTAAAAACACAATATATTGTGTTCGCTGGGTCTATTTATTTGATTTTACCACTTGACAAGGCTTATAATGTACGCAGGAAGTTTTGCAGCTTCCCTTAAAGGAATAGCTTGCACGCGGGGTTTTGTCATTTTTACTCGCGTGCGTGTCAACGAGCGTATTCCTCCTTTCACCGGTGGAGGTTTTCTCACTCTTTCACCTTCACCGGGCTTTATATGTTGCGTTTCCAATTGTTTGGGGAATGCCAGCCTGTCTCCCCCACGGCTGGCAAGCAACGGTTCGATTCCGTTACGCAGCACAACCAACTACCTAGCTTTGCATGGCTTTATTCTCTAAAACCTTCACCGCTATTCCCGGCTCTCAATGTAATGTTTAGGCATGACATTGCAAAGAGCAGCGGTTAACCAATCAAGCCGGGTTTTTATGCTACATTAGCTTAGTATGGTTAAAGCACTCGGCTCATATCCGAGCATACATTGGTTCAAATCCATTATGTAGCACCAAAATTGCAGCTTACCCGTTTTACGTCTGTCCAACAACTGAATGTAAAGGCTGCAATGGTTTTCTTCGGGCGAAGAATAGCACGGCTGGAAGTGCGAACAGTTTCCCAGTAGCTTCTGACAGGTCTGTGCTCAACAGCCTGTTTCCAGAAATCCAACGAAAGGAGCACAGATGGTAGCAAAAGTTAGGTGTAAGCATCCTCATAAGGATGCAAACGGCAATCCGTGTGATTGCGGACGTTATCTTGGCGAAGTGGAAGGCAAGTTCTCTCTTCTGTGCCCTCTTTGCCATTGGATTACGATTGGAGATTCCAACCTTCCAAAAGATACATGGGTCTCCGTACCAAAGTTTAAGAACTGAATAGCTTTTGAAGCGCAGTTGTAAGCGCAGTGAGATAGACCTTAACAGGTTTGTCTTGCTGCGCTTTTTATTTTGCCGGAAAGGAGGAACGCATGGCTGAGTATCAGATGGTCGTTGGCGGCTTTTTGAATAATCCGCTGACCGGACGCAGACCGATTGAAACGCCGGAGACGGAAATCAATCGAGAGAATGTGCTGAAAGTTGTCATGGGCAAGGCAGAGCCTATTCATCTGCTGAACAAAAATGAGATTCGCTTTCTGCACAACTACTACTTGGGCAGTCAGCCTGTCCTCCTCCGAACGAAGGAATACCACGCTGAAATCACAAACCGCATTGTAGAGAACCACGCCAACGAGTGCGTGGGCTTCTACACAGGCTATATGAGCGGCACGCCGTGCTCTTATGTGCGGTCTGAAACGGCGACAGGTGACGGCGAGGAAATCGCCCGGCTGTCCAACGCCTTGCAGTATGAGGGTAAGGACGCGCTTGATCGGCGACTCTGGCAATGGATGTTGGAGTGCGGACAAGGCTACCGCATTGTTCTCCCTGACAAGGGGTATGGCGGCAACTACCCGGACGAAACACCCCTGCTGGTGGACGTTCCCGACCCGGACATGGCGTATGTGATTTATAACTCCGGCATCGGGCACAAGCCTATTGCCAACGTACTGCACATCCCACGCAATTATCAGAACGACTTGAACGACCTGATTTGCGTGTATACGCCGAACCAGTACTTTGAAATCGACAACGGCAAGGTCACAAAATCAGAGAACCACTCTCTTGGGATGCTGCCGATGGTCGAATACAAGCTGAACCCGGAGCGCATGGGTCTGTTTGAACCGGCTATCCCTGTTCTGGATTCCATCAACGACCTTGAAAGCAACCGTCTGGACGGCGTGGCGCAGTTCATCCAGTCCATCATGGTGTTTACCAACTGCCTTGTGGACGAGGATGCGCTGAACAAGGTCAAGGAACTTGGCGCAATGTGCCTGAAATCTACTTCCGGGCTGCCCGCTTCTGTATCGCAGATTGCAAACGAACTTGACCAGCAGCAGAGCCAGACCCTGCTTGATTCCATGTTGAACGTGTATCGTAGTCTGACTGCCATGCCTAGTGCCACTGGCAGCGAGAACGCAACGTCCGACAACGTGGGCGCAGTTATCGTCCGCAACGGATGGAATCACACCGAAGCAAGGGCGCAGCAGTACGAGAATATGTTCAAGTTCTCGGAACGCCAGAGCCTGTCTGTGATGTTGAAAATCCTGCGTGATACGGCTGGTTCTAAGCTAATGGCAAGCGACATCAATATCAAGCTGCCCCGCCGTCAATACGATAACCAGCAAAGCAAGGTTCAGATTTTCGCACAGATGCTTAGCCAGAGCATTGACCCGCAGTTGGCGTTCACTACGCCCGGTCTGTTCCCTGACCCGCAGGCTGCTTATGAAATGAGCAAACCCTTCCTGATTGCCGCTGGCAAGCTGGGCGAGGATGGCAAAGCTCCGAAACCGCAGGAGCAACAGCCTAAACAAGTTGTTGATGCCAACAAAACATTGGACGGACAGTCTGACAGCACCAATAAAGAAACAGAGGGCGAATAACCCTTTGCATATTCCGGCAGGGAAGCCGGGATACAAATTTCGCAGCGTTGCAGGGAAGCAACGGTAAAAAAACGCAGGAGGAAATTAACGATATGAAACTTAATGTGTTGCTTGGTGATGCCTACAAAGAGGGCATGACCGCCGATGAAATCATTTCTGCGCTGGAAAAGGTTGCAGACCCTAACGCAGAGGTCGAGAAGCTGCGCAACGCCGTGACGAAAGCCAATGGCGAAGCTGCTGAGTATAAGAAGCAACTCAAGGCAAAGCGCACCGATGACGAGAATGCTGCGCAGGAACAGGCTGACAAGCTTGCAGAGATGCAGAAGCAGATTGAAGCCTTGACTGCCGATAAGGAGAACCTCGTTAAGGAAAAGACCCTTGCATCTTACCGTGAGAAGTTCGTTGCACAGGGTTATGACGCTGAACTCGCCAACAAGGCTGCGTCTGCACTGGCTGACGGTGACATGGACAAGGTGTTTAAGTTCCAGTCGGAGTTTATGACCGCCCACGACACCGCATACAAGGCTTCTCTGCTGAAGGATATGCCCACACCTCCGGGTGCGGATAGCAAGGGCGGCTCTGACAGTGATGGCGTGGCGTTTGCTAAGAGCCTTGCGCAGCAGAACGCAAATACTTCTAAGGCATCGAGTGACGCAATGAGTGCTTTCCATTAACAAGGAGGAAAACATGAAGTTTACCCGAAACACGGTCAACGGAATCAACGATACCATCCTTGCTTCCAATGACTACACTGCCATTCCTTTTACCGTAACCGAAACTGCTGCGGTTAAGGCTGGCTATCCCATGACCAAAGCCGGCAAGAAGGCGACTTCTGCCACCGCAGATGGCATTCTGCTGTATGACGTTGACCCGGCAGAGAACCCCAATGCTTCCTTGCTGATTCGTGGCGTTATCGACACCAAGAAAGCTACTGCAAGCTCTGGCTTTACCTATGATTCTGATGCAATCACTGCACTCAAGACCGCCATCCCTGGCATCTTTTGCCGTGACAACATCAGCGTGAACGCTTAATAGGAGGTAAAACAACATGGCACTGAATCTTAAGGAAGTCTTTGCCCCGGCTGCGATTGCCGCCTATTGGACGAATGACCCCACCAACGCGATGCCCTTTGCATCTGATGCACTGTTCCCCGCAAAGAAGAAGGCTGGTCTCGACCTGAAGTGGCTGCGTGGTCACAAGGGTGTTGGCGTGTCTCTGATGCCCAGCGCATTTGACGCAAAGGCTACGTTCCGCACTCGTGAGGACTTCAAGTTCGATGAGACCGAGATGCCGTTCTTCCGTGAGGGCTACCATCTGGGCGAGAAAGACCGTCAGGAAATCCTGCGTGTTCTGGACAGCAACGACCCCTATGCTCGTGATGTGATGAACCGTCTGTACGATGACACCGCACAGCTTATCACTGGCGCTCGTATCGTTCCTGAGCGCATGATCTGGCAGCTGCTGGCACCTACCAACGGTGTTCCCGGCATCACCATCAAGGCAAACGGCGTGAACTACACTTACAACTATGACCCGGACGGCACTTGGAAGAACACCAATTTTAAGGAAGTCTCTGCCGCAAAGTCCAAGTGGAACGTCGCCACCGCTACCCCCATTGCTGACCTGAACGCTGCAAAGGACGCTGTTCTGGCAAGCGTTGGCGAGGTCGTGACTGAGGTGTACATGAACACCGCCACCTTCCGCAACATGATTGCTGCGGACGAGGTGAAGAATCGGTTTATGACCGTCACCGCAAAGGCAAACGCCGTTCTGCTGGATGCCGAAGCTCGGCAGATTATCGAATCTGCAACCGGTCTGACCATCCATCTGTACGACAAGATGTTCAAGGCAGACCAGTACAGTGCAAGCGAGAAGTATCTGCCTGACGGTATGGTGGTCGTTACCCCTGCCGGCGCGCTGGGTAATGTCTGGTACGGCACTACTCCCGAGGAAGCCGACCTGCTGTCCGGTCAGTCTGGCGCATCCGTGTCCATCGTGAACACCGGCGTTGCCATCACAACCGAGCTGACCGTTCATCCGGTTAATGCCAACGTCTACGCTTCCGAAATTGTCCTGCCGTCCTTTGAGCGCATGGACGCTGTGTACTGCATCAAGGCTTACTAAGGAGAAACATCATGCCTGTACCTATGTGCGGCATTATTGCCGCTTCCGCAAACGCCATGAATCAGGCTCGTAAACGCAAGCGAGTATGTAATCTCAAGGGTGATAATAACGAGTTCTGCAAGTATTGTCTTCTTGGAAAAGATGGCGAGTGCATTGAAAAGCAGGCAGATGAAAAGAAAACCTGAGGCGAAAGGAGGAAAGCAGCATGGGAGACCAGTATTCTGAAGCGGCAGTCAAGCTGGGGCAGTACATCGCCCCTGCACTTGACCGTGAAATTACGGACGAGGACTACCCACTTTTCGACCTGCTGCTTGATTTCGCCAAAGACAAGATATTTGCACAGGGCTACCCCTTCGGCAACAGACCGGACGAGCTGCCTTTGCAGTATCAGTCGCTGCAGATACGCATTGCAGCGGAACTGTACAACCACATCGGCGCAAACGGACAGACGAGCTATACCAATAATGGCATTACTCGTGTGTGGGAAAGCTCTGATGTGGCGCAGTCCCTGCTTAACGAAGTGGTTCCGAGAGTAGGTGTTATCGGCTGATGTTCAATGGAAGCCCTCTGGACAAGCGCCCGCTTTGGTATTCAAACCCTATCGGCGAGAAAAAACTTGTTGTGGACGAATGGGGAAACGAAACTGGCGAGACATCGCAGACGTGGAGCGAACCTGCAAAACTGATGCTGAACGTCAGCCCGCCTACTGGTTCTGCTGAAGCAAACCCTTTTGGGGCGTTCACGGATTACAGCTATGTGATTAGTTCGTCCAGCAAAAAGCATAACACTCCACTTTATGAGGGAACGCACGTTTGGTTTCAGACGGACGTTTCAAAGCCCTTTAACTACATTGTGGTCAAAGTCGCAGAGCATATCACGGACACGTTGTATGCGCTGAAGGAGGTGGTCGCAAGTGAAAATTAAAGTGAGGTTGAGCGATGCCGGACTTCGTGATGCGGAACGTCAGATACAGGAGTACAAGACCACCCTGAACAAAAAAGCGCAGGAGTTTGCAAAGGCACTAGCGCAAAAAGGCATTGACGTTGCGACTGTGCGGTTTGCTAACGCACAGTATGCTGGCGACAATGACGTAACAGTTGAACACGACCCGGTACAAACGCCAAATGGCTTTGCAATCGTAGCGCACGGAAAGGCGGTTGCGTTTATCGAGTTTGGCACTGGTGCACATCACAACGGATATGGCGGTGAACTGCCACCCGGCGTTGGTGCGCATGGCTCCTACGGCAAAGGGCAAGGCGCAAACCGCAGATGGTACTACTACGGCGAATCTGGCAATGCTGGTACACCTGTAAAAACGGTGGACGGCAAGGGACAGCTTAACTACACGGACGGTAACGAACCGGCTATGGCTATGTGGGGAGCTGTTGAAGAAATGGCTTCTCAGGTAGAAGCAACGTGGAGGGAGGTCTGGAATAGTTGATCGATTATTTCAATTCCATCTTCACGGCTGTTGCGGCCGAACTTCGGAAACAGGTTCCTGGTATCTTTGTTACCAGTGAAATCAATGACAGCAACGTCAAGAAGTTTCCATGTGTGCAGATAGAGGAAAACAGCAATCTCCCGGTTCATCGGGATTCTGCAAACCGAAGTAAGTATGCTGCCGTTTCCCTGCGTGTGCGTGTCTATTCCAACAAAACCAGCGGACGCATTGCAGAAGCCCGCTCTATTGTGAGCATCGTGGATTCTGTGTTGGAACCGCTCAATTTCTATCGAAAATCGTTTGCCCCGTTGAATGGGCTGTACAACAATTCCGTCTATCGGATTGATTGCAGCTACGGGGCAACAATCGGAGAGGACGGAATGATTTACCGAAACTAAGGAGGTAAACATTCTATGAGTACTGCTATCTCCGGTCTGAATACCACCCTGTATTGTGGCGACAGCGCAACCGCCCTGACGAAGCTGTGCGACATCAAGGATGTGCCCGACCTGATCTCCGAGCCGAACCTTCTGGATGCCACCACTCTGTCTGACCCCATGCAGGTCAACATCTTTGGCATCATCCAGAGTGACACCAAGTCCTTTACTGCCAACTACAACAAGACTGACTACAAGAAGGTCAAGGAAGCTGGCTATGACGAGACTTCCGAAAGCAATGCCGTTAAGTATTACGCGCTGAAAATGCAGGACGGCTCCGGCTTCACTTGGCAGGGTATGCATCAGGTTGGCTTGTCCGGCTTTGGCGTGGACGAGGTTGTGGAAATGACCATCAACTGCATTTTCACCAAGAAGCCTGAGTTCAGTGAGACCCTGACTGTCAACGGTGGCTAAACCGCAAAAATCAAATCAATCAAACCTGGCAGAACTGAACAACGGATTTGGTTCTGCCCCTATTTATAAAGGAGAGCATTTATTATGGCTGCAAAGGTTATCAATTATCATTCCCCCGATGGCAAGAACACTTATGAGCTGACTTTTACCCGTGACAGCGTGGAAGCCGCCGAACGTGCAGGTTTTCAGATTGGTCAGTACACCCAGATGATCAATCTGCTGTCCAACTCCCGTGCTCTGTTCTACGGCGCTTTCATTGCACGGAACAAGGGCATCAAGCGCAAGGCCGTTGACGAGATGTTCGAGCATACCGAGGAGAAGGAAGAGCTGATGGCTACGCTGCTTGAGATGTTCATGGACGCTTCCAAGTCTCTGCTGGCAACTAACACTGAGGACAAAACTGCAAAAAACGCAACGTGGGAGATTGTGTAACCGCACAATCTCAGGAATCAGACGGAGAGGGAGAACCGTTTTCCTTCTCCAAGCTGTTCCACGATGTAGAAGCCTATTACATCTCCATTGGCATGACCTACGAGCAGTTCTGGCACGGCGATGTCTGGCTGGCGAAGGCCTACCGTGACGCAGAGGAGCTGCGGGAACGCAGAGCCAACGCAGAAGCATGGAGAAACGGCTTTTACATGGCATCTGCGCTTTCCTCTACGGTTGGCAATATGTTCCGAAAGAAAGGGTCTAGCCCCATCAAGTACATGGATAGACCGATTCCCCTTACTCAAAAGGAGAAGGAAGAGTATGAATACCAACGTGCTGCGGAAGCACAGGAGCGAATCAAACGTATGATGTTCTCCATGATGGAGCAAAAGGATGGTGGTAGTGATGGCTGATGTTGATATTACAAGCTTATCCGTAGAAATTTCTGCGGAATCGCAGGGCGCAGAGCTTAATATCGACAAGCTCGCTACCGCCATTTCTAATTTGCGGACGAAAGGCAACGTGACAAAGGTTGTGAACAGCCTTGATAAGCTGTCCGCTTCCATTTCTGCGCTGAAACAGGCATCCACTGGCCTGTCTGGGCTGGACAACATCACGAATTTTCTGAATGGCATCGGCAACGCAAACTTTTCCGGCAGTGTGAAAAGCATTAACAGCGTTGTCAACGCCATCAAGAAAATCCCTGCTGCCGTGTCCGGCTTGAATGGCGTGGATTTCTACTCCATGTCCGGCAGCATTACTGAACTGACAAACGCAATGGCTCCCCTGTCCATTCTGGATGCTTCCGGCTTAAAAGCAATCGGCAGTGCTGTCAATGCCATTGGGAAAATCCCTGACCTGTCCGAAAAGCTGAAAGCAGCTGACCTCGATGCTTTCTCGGATTCCTGCAATAAAATCTCTACCGCTCTCACTCCGCTTGCTTCGCAGCTTGACAAGGTTGGCAACGCCTTTGCAAAGCTGCCGTCGCAGTTGAGCAAAGTGGTCACACAGGCAAACCGCGTGACCGCAGCCAACGAAAAGCAGCGCAAGAGCTATCTCAGCCTGTCCAATCAGATGAACGGTTTTATGCGAAACATGGCAAAGCTGGTTTCGTTGAAAGCCATTGCTGAGTATCTTGGCAACGCTGTTGCGAAGTTTAATGACTTTTACGAAGCAACGGACCTGTTTCATAACGCTATGGGCAATTTGAGCGGTGAAGCCGATACACTCATTAGCAAGATGCAGGGCTTACTTGGCGTTGACCCGACCAAAGCGATGACCTACATGGCTACCATCCAGAGCTTAGGCACTTCGTTTGGTTTGGCTAGCGACAAGGCTTACGTTCTTTCTAAGAATTTAACCCAGCTTGCCTATGATGAGGGTTCTTATTGGAACAAGGATGTTGCCGAAACCTTTACCGCAATGTCCTCTGCTATCTCTGGCGAGATTGAACCTATTCGCCGTCTTGGCGTTGACCTGTCTCAGGCGCGGTTGCAGCAGGAACTTCTTGCCTTGGGCTTTAACAAACAGGTATCTAGTCTGTCTCAGGCAGATAAGGCAGTTCTACGTTACATTGCCATTATGAAGCAGACTGCCAACGTGCAGGGCAACCTTGCACAGACCATCCAAAGCCCTGCGAACCAGATTAAGATTCTGAAAGCCCAGCTGGATATGCTGGCAAAGTCTGTTGGCTCTCTGCTCTACCCTGCCCTGAAAGCCATTCTCCCCCCGCTGATTGCCGCTGTTCAGCTCATTCGAGAGTTTGTTGAATGGGTGGCAAAGCTAATGGGCGTGAAGGTCGTGTTCACTGATTTCACTAAAAGCACTGACAGTGTTGGCGGTATCGGTGACGCAATGGATGACACGGCAGATTCGACAAAAAAAGCCGCCAAAGCCCTCAAGGATTACACGATGGGCTTTGATGAATTGAACATCATTGACCCCACACAGGGAAGTTCCGGCTCTGGTGGCGGCGCATCTGCTGGCAATATCTTGGGCGACGTAGACTTGTCCGGCTACGATATGTTCAAGGACTACATCGGTACGACGATTGATGAAGTCAAAGCGAAATTGGAAAAGTTGGCTCCTTTGGTTGCTGGTATCGCTGCCGGATTTGCAACGTGGGCTATTGGCAACGCTTTGATGGATGCTCTTAGCAAAATCAAAGGCGACGGAACCTTGATTGAGGGCATTCTCAAACTTTGGAAGTCTCCCATTATGGGAGCAGCTGTCGCTGTTGGCATCATGGTCGCTCGTTTTGTTGACCTATACCAAAACAGTGAGGCGTTCCGAAAAGGCCTTGAACGTGTTCGAGCTATGATTTACCTTGCTGCGGAAGGGCTTAGGCAGGGTTGGAATATATCGCTTACAGATGGAAAACTCGGAGAATCCATCAAATACCTGAAAGAGTCTTTTTCCAACTTAAAGCAAGTAATCTGGAATCTCATTCCAGAAAGTTGGCAGGAGGGCATTTCTTCTGCGTTCGAAACAATCTCTGACGTTGTAAAAGACCTTGATCTTGATGTTGGCGATTTAATCACAACACTTATGGGCATCGGTCTTATTGTTAGTGGCCATCCTGTAGCCGGTCTTGCTGTTCTTGGTTTTGAAGCTATCACTGTTGCAGTTCGTGGCCTTGGTAGCGAAAGCCAAAAAGAATCTTTTGAGATGGAAACGGACTGGTTCAACGCTTTCAAGTCTATGGGCGAAAAAGTTGCTGATTTTGTAGGTAACGCAATTACAGCCATCGGAAACCTTATCAATGATTTCGCAATTTTTATTGGATGGATTCAGAACGGTGTTTCCGAAACCGATAGGCTTGACTTACAGATGAACGGTAATTTCATCGAGAATGCCGTCATGGGCATTGCTCAGCTGATTCACGATGTTGGAGTGTTTGTCGGATGGATTACCAATGGAGTGAGTGAAACCGACCGTCTTGATATTCAAATGAACGGTAACTTCATCGAAAAGGCGGTTCTTGGTTTTGCTGACCTTATCAATTGGGTAAAGGATGTTGTTACATGGTTCGTACATCTCGATGAACACGTCGAAAACGGTGCGAGAGCTGTTCGTGGATTTATCGATGATATCAAAACGTGGGCAAAAGATGCCGCAAAAGCTGCTTCCGATATGGTAACAGCCGTTGCAAATGCTATTGTTTCTCTTCCTTCCAAAATGTTTGAAGCAGGCAAAAACATTTGGCAGGGCCTCGTAAATGGTATCAAAAGCGGCATTGAAACTGCAAAAGGCGCTGCGGCAAATCTTGCCAAAGCTATCATTGACAAGTTCACGACCGATACTGAAATTCATTCTCCCTCCGCTCTATTTGAGCGCTTTGGTGAATTTATCGACCAAGGTCTTGCAAACGGTATCACTGCAGCACTTCCTTACGTTGAACAAGCTATGACCAATCTGGCAAACGCTGTTCAGCAGAAGGGCAACGAGATGATTGACTATGGCGCAGACGTTGCGAATGGCTTTGTTGATAACATGGTCAATACGTTCGACGCAAAGTGGAATGAAATCGACAACGGGCTGAAGAATGATTTTATCGGAACGATTAAGGGCATGATTGATGCGGTCAAGAAAGGCGATATCCAAACCGTCGCCGAAAACACAGCTGCCATCATCTGGAAGGCAATGGGGGAAGAGAACCGAAAACAGGTCAAGTCTTATGCTTCCGACTTGGTTTCCAATCTCACCAGTGCTCTTAAAACCGTTGGTTCCAAAGTATTTTCTTCTGCAAAACTCGTCGGAAAGAACATTTTGGATGGAATTACATCCAAGTTTGGCGAAATCTCCACGCAGGTCGTCGGTCTCGGAAGTAAAATTGCGTCCTCGTTTTCTTCTCTGATCGGACCAATCTCGGCATCCGGCAAGGCGATTAGTATTGGCCTTTCTTCTGGCGTTTTAAGTCAGTTCCCGTCTATCATCGCTGGCATTGCCGGGCTTATCGGTCAAATTGGAGCTGCATTTATGGGCATCTTGCAGACGATCGGCAGCGTCTTGACATCTCTTGGCATCCCAACTGGTGTCATCATGATCGCTGGCGGCGTTGCAATTGCAGCAGCCATCGCAGGAATTGTCGGAACGCTTGTTGGAAAGTACGGAACAAGCTCCAGCCCGTCCGTAGACAATAACTACTCGAGCTACCCTGGCACGAGCGATTATGATTCCGCCAATGGCTCCAATACATCTTCCGGTAGTTATTACCCAAGTTCTTCCAATAGCGGAGCGAGCTCCGCAGAACTCCGTAGTGCCGTCCACGATGGGTGTTATAACGCATTCCTTGACATCTTCCAGCGGTACGGAGACGAGCTTACCGGAGGGAAAGAGCTCAAGATTTACCTTGATGGTAAGCAAATCACTGCGTCCGTTGAGAAACGGCAATCTGAGCGTGGGTTCCAGATTATGGGAAACGAAGTTTACAGCTACTAAGGAGGTTTACGTTTTATGCAATCTCTCGTCACAGTAAATGGCAGAGAGCTGCCTGAGCCTTCCTCCTACGACGCTACAACAAGCACTATAGTCGATTCTGGACGAAACGTACAAGGCAAAGTCGTTGGGTCTGTGGTGCGGCACGATGTTGCGAAGATTTCCCTAAAATGGAATTATCTTACCGCAAGACAGTGGGCGGACGTCATCGGGCCGTTCACCACAAACTTTTACTGCACTGTTCGGTTTTATAACCAAGCAACTGCAAGCTACACGACAAGGCAAATGTATGTTTCCGATAGAACCGCCGGAATGTGGAGGCGTTCCCCGTCCAACGGAAACGTTATGGGATGGGTCGGGGCATCCCTTAGCCTGGTTGAAGTTTAAGAGAGGTGATTATTTATGGGCTTTCTGCCTTCCGACAAGTGGCTTGAACAATACGACAAGACACTTGTTCCGGAGATGTTTGTTCGCATCACTTACCACGTCTCTGACGATAAGGCCCAAGCAGACGCCATTGCCAGCTCTTCCAACCAGGCTTTATTCAGCAACACGTTGTCTGTCACAGACCTGGATTCTGCTTCTTTGGCCAATTATGCCACCGGAGAACCTAATTTGTGGGTCCTTGACGGGAGCAAAATTTTGGTCCCAGGTTCAGAGCCATATGAGAACGCTGGGTATTTAAGTATGGATTGTGTTTCTGACACAAACCATCCGATTATCACTTTCTCTTTCAGCAAAACACACACTGAAAGAATCCCCGGAATTACAATCGTGTGGTCGTCCGCTTTAAATGAATATGCAAAATCTTTTAAATTGACGGTCTATAACGGCAGCGAGCTTGTTGCAACAAAACAAGTTGACGGCAACCAGTCTGTTGAATCCTCTGTAGATTTTGAGATTTCCGGATATGATTCAATCACTTTGGAAATTTTAGAGTGGTGCATCCAGGGCCGCAGAGCAAGAGTGGAGCGAGTTGAATTTGGTCTGCGTGTCCAATTTAGCAAAGCGGATTTGCTTTCTTATACGCATGAATCAAAACGCGACCCGATTTCTGGGCAGCTTTCCAAAGATTCCGTTTCGTTTTCTGTTGATAACTCCGAACAACGCTGGAACCCGGTAAACCCAGGTGGACTTTATCGGTATCTTTATGAACGTCAGGAGATTTCAGTTCAGTATGGCATGGACATGGGAGATTCAATCGAATGGATTGATGGAGGGAAGTTCTTTCTTTCTGGATGGACAGTCCCAGCAAATGGCATAACAGCATCGTTTGACGCCAGGGATGCTCTGTCATTCCTCCAGGATTCTATTTATACCGGGCACACAAGCGGAACGCTTTACCAAATGTGCTTTGACGCATTAGAACTTCTGGACGTTTCCGGGATATCTTATGAGATTTCGGAAGAATTGAAAAACTATTCTTGCGACATCCCGTCCGATACTTCTTCTTACAAAAACGCCGATGTTCTTCAGCTTGCTGCGAACGCAGCCGGGATGGCTCTTTACCAATCCAGAGATGGGGTCATTCACATTGAACGTGTTCCTCTTGTTCCAGCCACGAGGTCTGGTATCGAGGAAATATCGCTCTTGAATAGCTTTAAATACCCAGAAATAACGTTTTCGACAAAAATAAAAAACGTATCGTGCAAGGTTGGCGGCGAATCCGTGTTTTATCCAGCCGGAGCTAGTGGGAACGGAGCGACCCAAAGCATCAATAATCCGCTTATATCGAAATCTATATCTTCTAGCGCAAAAAATGCGTTGACCGAAACATACGCACTTCTTTCTAACAGAAGAAAGGTAAACCTGGAATTTCGTGCAAGCCCTCATATTGATGCGTTGTCTTTTGTTAGAGCAAACCATCAGTTTGGATATGCATCGAACGTTCTCGTTACGGATGCCAAGTATACCTTTAACGGATGTTTTAAAGGGACGATGGAAGGGTATATGGTGGAAAGCGCGAGTGCCCTTAGACTTGACAAGGACTCCGTTTTTGTGGCTCCTGGAGAGACCGTTCGTTTAACCGCAACGCTTGTCCCTTCCTCAGAGGATTCCCCAGCAATCGGATGGGAAGCATCTCCTCCCGACGTTGTTTCCATTTCCGTCGTTTCCAACAAAGGCGGCGTTTCTGTTTGCGACATTTCTTTTGTTTCCAGTGGAGATGCCGTAGTCACAGCCTTCGTGTCTTCCGTATCTGCAAAGTGTACCGTTATCAGTCAGGCTCCGTCTTTGTCGGATATGCCGGAAGGATCGTCTGTTTACATTCAAGAAAGTGGTGCGGATGTAGAGTTTGTTGTCGCAAAACATGGGTATGAGCCTGGTTTAAATGGTCCGGGGAGAACACTTCTTATCAGGAAAGAACCTCTTGCTGAAACAGTGTGGAACCAGACGCACGTCAATACATACGACGGAAGCTCCATCGACAGGCTGTTGAAGGGAGATTACGCAAACAGATTTAGCGACACCGTCAAGTCCGCAATGGGGCTTACCTCTTTCTATTACACGGTAGGCGGTAGCACTTCGGAAATCAGAACGCTTTCTCGCAGTGTTTTTCTCCCGTCTATTTATGAGATGTTTGACCCGGAAGACAAAAACGCAGATGTTTATGTAAATGGCAGTAACCCGTTTTTTAAAAAAGAAGGTTCTGTACTACCAAAGCAAACCCGAAATGTTTTTGTTCAGTCTTATGATGATTCCGTCAATCGTCTTATCCAAAGATGGTCACGCTCCCCTGCATTGCGAGATTTTGATGGAAACCATATCGTGGGCCAACTCGTTGGGACTTACAGTCTTGGAACGTCTAGTGCAGGTAGGATTTTTTTCCTCACAGAGCAGTACAATGCTTGGAGCTCTAACAAGTTCAGCCCTGCTTTCACGCTTCCGTCCACGACTAAAGTCGGCAACGGCAAAAAGATTTTGCTTTAAGGAGGGACTATGGCGATTTGGATTACAGACAGAAGCCAAGACGATGTTGACCGCCTAAAGTTCATTTACGGCAAAGCCGTGAACGGGACCTGGACAGATGAGGAAAAAGCGGAGTGGCTTTCCGGTATGAAAGGGGCTCTTGACTACAGAGATTTTTCGAGAATAGAAACCGGCATATCAGAGCTTGCTTCACTTCTCGGTGCGGACGTAGATGTCAAGACGGACTGGAACATAAACGGGTATCTTACCACGTCGGATGCTGCTAGGTGGCTGTCAAATATCGAATCTATTCGTTCTAAAAACTCAGGAGACGCCAAAACTGCGCCGACACCGACGTCTATGGATAGGCTCGGATTCGAGACAATGAACCAACTTGAAAGCATTTTGTCAGACATAGAATCGATCGCCAAAACTTACGTTACTTTTTCTGGCGAATACATGGCTGGGGAGGACCAATATGGTTTTTGAAGACCGCATATCAAAATATCCTGGCAGGTGGACGTTAGTCCATGAGGATGGGTCGTCTGAAGTTGTAACGCTCGTCCGAAACGACGAGCCCATAAAGGACGGCACACCGATCAACGCATCCACTTTAAATGAGCTGAGTACAGTTGCAGGTGCCATCAACGCAAAAGAGGAAGCCGTTTCTGCGGCAAATTCCGCTGCGGAAGAACGTGCAAAAGCAGAACAGGCTGCAAAAAATGCCGCAAAAGATGTTTCTGCAATTGTAAAAGCAGACTCTGAAAATGCAGCTTTGTCTGCTGCTGCTGCCAAGACAAGCGAAACCAATTCAAAGCGTTCGGAATCTCAGTCTGCTATTTATTTGCAGGGCACAAAAGAATACTTTGAGCAGGTCCGCACCATCACCATCGGTGCACAGGGGTGGTACGCCACGCCGGAAGCTCTGAAAGCCGCTGTTCCTATAGGCGAAAATGGCTGGTGGGCAGTCGTTGGTACTACGGACACCATTTGGACGTGGGACGGTGACACCGGCGCGTGGGTCGATACCCGCAAAGAGGTGGATCTGTCAGACTACCTGACGCAAAACCAGATCAGGCAGCTGCTTGAGCAGTACATGCCCCTTCGCCCCGCCACAGCAGACCAGCTGGGCGGCGTGAAAGTGGGCGACTATCTGGACATCGCTTCGGACGGCACCCTGAGCGGCAAGACGCTGTATGACACCATCGCGGCCAGTGTGGCGGTCAAGTCGGAGGCGCGGCTGGTGTGGAACCACCACGTGGAAACCGGAAAAAGGTGGCGTTCCTACGACATCAAAATGCCAGACGGCCTTGACTATGTGCACGTTAAGTCGAGGTACAACGACAGTGGCCGAACATACGGTGAAGAAGTAGACATCGCAAAAGGCGGCACGGTCAATCACAACTTTGGCTATGGCAATGGAATCTTTGCATCCAACACGACTTTCCGACCGGACGGGACCCTGCACTTTGAATTAGCAGGGTCGGACATAAATACCGGCGGCTACACCGTAGACATCTGGCTCTCCGGCTACCACTACCCCACCCTCGCCGAGCTGCTGACCGAGACGCAGTCCGCGCAGGCGGACACGGACGCCCTGGCGGTAGATCATGAATACCGCGTCGCCATGCTGGAACTGGGGATGACCGACGACACCACCACTGACACCACCACATAAGGAGGTAAAAACTATGTTGTATCGTATCTGTAAACGCCTGATCGAGCGCGGCCAGACCACTGGCCTTGCGGACAAGCTGGACGTGTTCTACGCCATTGGCCGCATCACCGAGGCCGAATATAAGGAGCTGATCGAGCTGCTGGCCCAGCAGGAGGCCGCCCATGGCACTTAATGCCTACTCTTGGACATTGGGGGGTGATCGCAATAAACAACACATTTTTGACCGCACTTTTTAACTTTTTGAGCCGTTTCTTTGCCGCTTTGGCGGAAGAACAGGTAGAACAGGAGGACACAATGGCATCTGTGACTGAGGTGACCGAGTGGACGGGAGCACCGCCCTACCGCTACATCGACGTAAGCCGGTATCAGGGCAGCATTACACTGGAGGGCTGGAAGAAGGTCAAGGCCGCTGGCTATCAGGGCGTCATGCTCAAGACCGTCAGCACAAACCGTAGGCTCTCCAAGCGAGCAGACGGCCTGTACATCGACCCGACCTTTGAAGCAAACTACCGCAACGCAAAGGCGGCAGGTCTGGCGGTGGGCGTGTATTACTACACCTACGCCACCAGCAAGGCAATGGCCGATGCAGAGCTTTCCCTGCTGGCTGACGCCCTGCGTGGCAAGACGCTGGAAATGCCTGTGGCAGTGGACGTGGAGGACAACAAATTCAGGGTTCTTGGCAAGCAGGCGCTGACCGACTTGACAGCCTACGCCCTGAAAAAGGTGGAGGACATGGGCTTTTATGCCCAGCTCTATACCTACACCAGCTTTGCTAAGACGCGCCTGTATATGGGCGGTGCTGCCCTCAGTCCCTACGACGTCTGGCTGGCCGACTACACAGGAAAGACACCTGCCGTGACCTTTGCCTACAATGCCCACCAGCACACCAGTAAGGGCAGTGTCCCTGGCATCTCCGGCCACGTTGACCTCAACGTCACTACCCTCAACTACCCCCGTATCATCAGTAAGAAGGGCCTGACCCGTCTCCGGGAGGGCAAATGACCGAAAAAGAAGCTCTACTGTGGGTGCTGGGCATCTTGGGCAGCCTGTGCGCTGCGGCCATCACCATCGACAAGGTGCTGGAAATTATCCACAAGTACATCAAAAAGGCGCAGGAGCCGGACAACGCGCAGAACAAGCGGCTTGACGAGATGGACAAGCGCTTGCAAACGTTAGAAACGGGCTATGCGCAACATTCTTTGGCGCTTGGGCGCGATTTGTCCCGCTTCGGGGAAATCGACGAAGTAAACCGCCTGACGCTTGAAGCCGTTCGTGCCCTGCTGGAAGCACAGCTGACCGGAAACAACGTGCCCGCTATGCAGGCCAGCAAGGAAAAAATCGATAATTACCTCATGGAAGGAGTAACGAAACATGGAAGCAATGCTTAATTTCATCCCCGCACCCGTCGCCCTGGTGCTGATGGCCCTGGGCTTTGTGTCTCTGGCCGTAGGGGCCATTCGCCTGGGCTATAAGCAGTACGTCAAACAGTGGGCGCTGGAGCTGGTGACCATCGCTGAGGACAGCATCATGGGCAGCGGTCAGGGCGCAAAGAAAAAGGCACAGGTTTTTGCCGCGCTGCGCGGCGCACTGCCGGACTGGCTGAAGCCTTTCATCACGGATGAAGTGCTGGACAGTGTGATTGAAAAGGCCGTCAGCATGATGAAAAAGGCGTTGGCAGAAAAGAAGCCTACCATTAACAAGGAGTAATTTATGATCGAGCTAAGCGTATCTCTCGCATCCAATGGCGTTGTCAAAGTGCCCGGCTATGAGCAGATGGTGCGCTTTGGCTACACCAAAAACCGGGGCGTGTACCGGCTGACCGTCACTGCTTCCGGCGAGTGGGAGGGCCTGACCATCCGGGCATTTTGGCATGTGCCAGGTGGCAAGGACCCGGCGTCCTCGCTGGTGGCGGACGGCTCTGTGGATGTGCCCGCCAGCGTGACCGCACAGCCTGGCAATGGCTGCATCACCTTTGAGGGTAGTGACGGCACAAAGACCGTGACCAGCGCAGACCTGCGGTATCGTGTGAGCGCCAACTCCGGCACGGAGGACGGCACAGAGCCGGAACCTGGAACTCCTGCATGGCAGCAGCTGGTGGATGCCGTTCACACCGATGCCACCGCCGCAGAGCAGGCTAAGAACGATGCGCAGACCGCTGCAAATCAGGCTGGTGCGTCTGCTGGTGAAGCTGCTACCAGTGCGAAAAATGCAGGCCAGAGCGCTGCTGATGCCCTTGTTTGGGCTGACGCTGCCAAAAATTCAGCTCTGGCAGCTGGCAGCAACTCTCAGAATGCTGCACAGTATGCCGGAGAGGCAAAGAGCTATGCTGAGCAAGCCGCAGATAGTTCATCCGCAGCTGAGAGCAGTGCCAGCGCAGCTGCCGGGAGCCAGCAAGCCGCCGAAAGAAGCGCCAAGAAATCTGATGCCAGCGCCAATACCGCACAGGAAAGCGCCACGCGGGCTACTGGTTCTGCCTCTAAGGCTGCTCAGGCACAGAAAAATGCCGAGACAGCAGCAGACCGGGCAGAAACCGCGCAGCAGAAGACGGAAGAGGTCCGTACGGATGCGCTGGACAAAATTAGTGCTACAAAGGCTGATGCTCTGAAAGCGGTAGATGCCAAGCAGGCGGATGCTACCGCCGCAGTGGAAAGAACCCAAAAAAAAGCCCTTGACGCTGTGACTGCCGCTCAAGGCACTGCCGTAAAAGCCGTGTCTGACGCTCAGTCTACAGCCACTCAGGCTGTGCAGACGGCGCAGACTGACGCTGTTAGCGCTGTCGAAAAAGCCGGTTCCAAGGTACTGGAATCTATCCCCGAAGACTACCAAACTACCGTAAAGAAAGTCGAGAAGCTGAAGACGGAAAAGGCCGAAATCGACGATACCACCGTGGGGCCCGACGCA